CAATTAGGTTATTGTTTGCGTCATATTGGCCTACCCCGTCCTTATACAACATCGGCTCACCATATTTTTCTTCAAATTGTTGTTTCAAACTATAATCACACTTGTCATACAGAAGATAATAATGTCCATTTGTGGGCGTTTCATTTTTAACNGGGTTATCCAATCCAGAAGGTGATGCATAACCATTTGATCGTGCTGCCACTTTTCTATCGATATACACATTCAAAATTTCAGTTTTGTCGACATTTAGTTTTGCGATATATCCTACATTTTGAACCTTTGTATGTTTTGTTGGTTCAATGTTTACAAGTATGTTGGGGTCGGCGTCCCTGTCAACAAATGTCCATCTGTATCCCCCATATACNGTTTTTTCATTTATAGCCTTGACAATGCTCGGTCTTTTGAGCTTAAAATTGCTTTCCTTCAAGCATTCCGCAACCGACTCATACACTTTGTTCAACAGCATAGTGTCGGGGTTTATTTGTTGTAATCTTGGTCCCAATGTGACTAATGGTTGATTGAAACATGTCGTCGTTTTCGTTTGCAATGAATTCAACTTTTCAAGTATTTCTTTGTTGTTTTTTTCTATGGTGTTGTGGCTTTTTTCTAGAGTTTTAATCATTTTCATCATCTCTTGGATTGTATCGTTCTCAGCCAACTGTTGTGGATTGGTTGATTGTTGAATTATTTGCCGCAAGGTTTCATTCTCGGCTCGTAATTTATCAAGTTCAGTTTCGGTTATATTGTCAAATTGATCTTTATTCATTTTTATCGTATGTAATATAGTTTTATACGTGAGTGATTTTCCAACCAAAAATAACTCTCTATCACTTTCGTGTCCCGGTAAATCTGTAACTTTATTTAATTTTATTTGTTTGTGATTATGTAAAAAATTCTCAAAATCTTTACACCGTTTTACAGCAAAACAGTCGAGTAACAAAATGTCTCCATGTTTTGTTCTACACTCGTCATATCTTGCTTTCGCGCCTATCCTACTTTCGCCGATTTTGACTATGTATGTTCCATCGTCAAACGATTTAACTTTGATGATATACACAAGAGAACCACACGCTCCAAATTCTCTCAACAATATTTGTTCTCTTTCTCTTTGAACCTTGATGGTCATTTCCTTCTTGTTTGTTTCATCAATTTGTATAATTTCATTCTTGGCTTGTTCTAATTGTTTTTCTAATTCATATTTTCCATTTACACGAATTTCCTTAATTATATCACAAACCCAATTTTGGAATTTTTCTGCGATTGGTTTTCTTGATTTGAACAACACCTTGTATAGACCCTTTTCCGTTAGGAAAGTTATACTTTGTTGTCTTCCGGTGGCGTCATTAGTAATGACGGCATCTTTTTCTGTATTATCAAAATCATGAATACTTTGTCTTATATTTGAAATACCTAAAATTTCCCCAACATCAATAGCGCGAAATAATGGGTTGTCATATGTCCCCTTAATAACAATCTCAGTATGTAACTCGTTTTCGGTAAACGCCTTTACAATTTCCATGTTGTATATATACAATATACAACGCTTTAAGTTGTATTATACAAATATTATATAAAATGGTTTTTTTGCTTTAGGTGTACCTAAAGCAATTGTTTGCTTAGCTTCAAAGCTAAGCGAGTTTGATGATTGCTTCACTTGAAAGTGAAGCGATTTTGTATAGTCCTTATCAATAATAAAACATTATTCAAAGACATGTCGTTACTACCTACACCTTTCAACCTTTTCGATTTAACACCATATTTTTTGTTATGGTGTCAAAATATTCTAATAAATATATAAATATATGACCATATATGGTCTTTAATTACTGTATGCTAGCCCGCCCATCCCGCTCATAATTCTCAGCACGTTGTAGTTGGTCGCGTAGACACGGACTTTCGCGGTTTTGGTTCCCTCAACCGTAGCATTTGACAGCACAAGTTGGAGTGTCGCGTTATCAATTCGTGAGAAGTTGCACGTTCCTGAGGGCTGATGCTCTTCCGGCCTTAGGGCGAAACTGTAGACGTTGATGCCCTCGTCGGGAGTGCGCGTGTGGGCCTGGTAAGGCTGCACCCACGAGAAGTAGGATCCTTCGCGCTCAGAGAAGCGGTCCTGGCCGTTGAGCTGGAGCTTCGCGGTGACGACGGGGTTCTGTCCCCAGCAGTGCATGTCAAGAGACGTCTCGGAGAGAACGAAAGTTCCGGCGTCCGAGACGGTCGACTCGGTCGAAGCCGCAGGGGTTCCGCCAATCGCCCCTCCGCCAAGGTTGACCTCGTTGTAAGGGTTAGAGGGTCCGTGCCAGTATCCGGTGGTGTTTATCGAAGTAGGATTAACGTCCTCGGCTCCCGCATCAGCGAAGAGACCATTGGCATCAATGTAAGAACGACTGTCGGCCGCGATAGACCCGGGCCCACCGAACGCGTGGATGGCGTTGGGGAGAGCATCGACCGCATCAGTGTAGTTGAAGGGTTGGGCTCCAAGAACCCTGAAGAGGGTGGCATCGCAAGTCAGGGACGAGCAATAGTCGACGTTCTGGTCGGGCTGAACGACCCAAACGAGCTCTTTCACGGGGTGATTGAAGTTGAGCTTGATCTTGTTGGAAGAAGATCCAACAGACTCGTCACCAGTGAACTGGAGTTGAGTGATCAAATACTCGTGCGGGTTCTGGGCCATCCTGCGGCGCTCATCCGTGTCCAAAAACACATAATCGACGTAGAGAGAAGCGGCAACGAGGGACTGGTTGTAGGCAATCGTGGCCGGAACGGGCTTTCCGGGCGAAGACTGCGCTCCGGATCCGGCATACGGGTTCTCATTGCAGTTCAACGTCGTGACGGCCCAGAGGCACTCGTCGATGGGGCGAATGTCGAGGTTGATCTTGACCTCGTGGTATTGGAGGGCAATCAACGGGAGGGCAAGTCCGGGGTTGGTGCAGAACCAGAACTGGAGGGGAACGTAGAGAGTCGTTTCGGGGAGGGCATTGCGGGGAGCGCAAACCTGGCGAGGAGCCATGGAGTCGCAGGGACCGTCGACCTCAGAGAAGGACGGATCGGTGATGAAGGTGAGCTGGGTGGTGTTCCCAATCATCTTGAAGTATCCGCGTTGTTGCTCACTCGTCATGGTGAGCTGGTTCCAGATGTGCATCCAGTCGCCGTATTGGCGGTCGATGCGCTGACCCCCAATCTCAACCTCGACCTGAGCGACGAGCTGCTCTCCGGGGAAGTCCAACCAACGGGCGTAAACACCGGTGTTCTGGCCAGTCGTGTAGTTACCAAGCCCCATAAGCTGGTTAATCTCGGGGAGAGTAACCTGAAGGTAGGTGCGGTAAGCAAGATCTCCGTTCCTGCTGATCACGCACTGGACACGGCGACCGAAGTCGGCTTGTCCGTTGAAAGTCTGCTCGATCGACTCAATCGCGAAGTTAGTGTACCTGCGGTACGTCACTTTCCAAAAAGTAATTTGCGGGTTACCAGTAAGGTAAACATCCTGGGCGCCATAGGCTACCAATTGCATAAGACCTCCTCCCATTTTATTATATACTTGCTAAAGAAAAAAAAATTTTGTAAAACGTTTAATTAATTTCTAAATATTTATTGTAATAAAATTGAATTACAAACAATTTGTAATGAGAATTCAATATGGATTCAACTAAAAATGAACTGTTTATTGAAAAAGCTAAAAAAATTCATGGAAATAGATACGATTACTCAAAAGTGAATTACATCAATGCAAAAACTAAAATTACAATTGTATGCTTAGATCATGGTGAATTCCAACAAACCCCCTGCAATCATTTGAGTAATTACAATTGTCAAAAGTGTGCTAAAAATCTCAAAATGAATACTGAAGAATTTGTAGAACGTTCAAAACTTATTCATGGAGATAAGTATGATTATTCAAAAGTCGAATACATAAATGCAGATAAAAAAGTAACCATAATTTGCAACAAACATGGTGAATTCGAACAAATCCCTGATTTTCATCTCAACAGAAAATGTGGGTGTCCTAAATGTGCAAATAATGTCACATTAACGATGGATGAATTTATTGAAAAAGCACGTCGTATTCATGGCGATAAATATGATTATTCAAAAGTGAATTATATTAACAACAGGGTAAATATTTGTATATTGTGTAACACGCATGGAGTATTCGAACAAAGTCCAACGAGACATTTGGTTGGTGACGGATGCCCCAATTGTATAAACAAGACAGAGTATAAACTCTTTGTCCAACTACAAGAAATATACCCGACAGTTGAACGACAATTCAAAGCAGAATGGTGTAAAAACAAGAGATGTCTTCCATTCGATTTTGTCATCGAGACTAGTAAAAAGATAATAGAAATGGACGGCCCCCAACACTTTTCACAAGTCGCAAATTGGCGCTCTCCAGAAGATCAACTAAAACAAGATATGTATAAAATGAAGTGTGCAAATGAAAACGGATATTCGGTGATTCGTGTATTGCAACAAGATGTAATAGACGAAACGTTTGATTTTGAACAGCTGAAAAGATGTGTAGAAGAGAACGTTGTAAAAAATATGTATATTTGCAAGAATGATGAATACAATAGATTCGCGCTTTAGAAACGTGAATGATTAGATAAAATTGGGCACTATTTTTTTAGTAATGAATACAATACTTTCTTACTATGTTGTATTGCTTCAAACTAAAAATGTATGATTTTCCAATTGTTTGTCCTTTTGCGACGAAATAAACTGAATGTGTTTATCGAACGGACACATGTAGGTAAACAATTAGTCAGTGTATATTATGTAATGTTTATCAAGCTTTGTGCTTATGAATCAGGTTGTTCCTCATGAATTCAATGAGATAGTCATCATGTAAGACTTCCTTCTTGCCTTCGTGATTCTTCGTGAATACATATGAGCTGTTTCGTTTTTTTAATGTCCACCCGTCTTCGACTGCATTGAATAAGAGTAACATTTTTTGAAATTGGGTTATATCTACTTTGACTGCATTGTTTTCTAAATATGTATCTAGATTAATGTTTAATTCCATTTGATAAAAAGAAAGATAACTATTAATAGTTTTTAACTAACATATACATTCGTAAAGATTTACAAAATTTATCATGTAATGTTCAATATTTTTTACAATTACACATCACATGAGATAAGAGCAAAAACGATATACAATACTATTTTTTTGTTCAAAAAGGGAAGACTGGAGTAGTAATTAGTTCTTTCAAAATCCCCAAAACAATATTTTTATTTTTTAAATCTTCCATTGTTGTTTTTACGTGTCTGTTGTATACATCTGGATTTGGTATATTGAAAACTTTAGCCTCGCCGGTGCGTTTTAAACATTCATACATTTGTATATATCCTTCATTTTCAAGAATTTTCATACCATTTTCATGTTCAAATAATATACCAGTGTAAAGTTTTATAGGTGTCGAATAATCCAACGAGAAATCTTGAAATAAATCATTGTGAAACTTATCTTTCGATCTATTTAATTCATTACTCATCGAGCATATTATATTTCTGTCATTTTCAATCATTAATAGTGATACAAGTTTATTAATCTCGTTGTCTGATGTATACATATCATTGAACAACCAGTTCATTCCTAACTTTAAAAGATTCGTTGTTGGATATTGATTATATTCTAAATTTAACGCTCGATCTACACATACAATTCTTTTGGGTTTATATTTAGTAAAAACTCCCGTTAAAGGCATTTGTTCAATATTACCACAATCGTAAGTTGGCTTACCGTTTAAATATGTGAACGGAACTCCACAACGACAAGTCTGGATTAAATACCATAATGGTACCTTAACCTGATTTTTAATATCAATTATATCTGTATTATCACATGAAATCTTGTTGGTGTAACCGTTAATATAATAATATTCACATTTTTGGTTTGTGTTTTCACTTGTCATATCACGCGAAAAATCTGGAATATTTTTAAATATATAATCTTGTAATTTAATAAAATTAAATCTTGAGTTAATTAGATATGCAAATGGTTTCAATTTCATCATTGTATACAGGTTTTGACGAACATAACGATTATACCAATTTTTTTCCTTATAATAATTATATATTGGGTTTGTACATAAATCCAATAGTAATAATAATATTGACCCACCCGAAACTGCAGAAATTACGTCAAATTTTAATTTCCCGTTTTTATAAAACAAACCATTGTCGACTAAACATCCAACGGCTCCCATAGAAAAACATGTTTGAGATGTCCCCCCTCCCGACAATAACAGAATATTATCTTTGCTTTTTAAACTAGGCTTTGTAAAGAACTCATCTACCGGATCCGATATAATTTTTCGATTCGACATATTATATACAATCTAATTAAAATATTTTACTAAATGTTCATTCCTAGTATTTTAACTTGTTTTCCTATAAAATTTAGAATAATGTTGTTCGTCGTATTGTAATTTATTTAGATTTGTTTTAATTATTATACCAGTGTGATCAGAATAATATATATTTCGTAATTTATATCCCTTTTTACATGGTATATCATTCATTCGTTGTATACAATTACTGCACGGTTTACTACTTTGTATAATATTTGTTTTCGACAGTCTTACTACCAACAAATCAATTGGTTCTAATCTTTTTTTTATTTTGAGAGATTGTAGTTTTATCAGGGCATTGTGTTCTGCGTGTAGACCTGGCGTTTTACCTTCAACGTCCCCATTCGTGTTGACCCCTATGCTTAAAATATTAGCCTTCTTTAAGGTAGCACCCTTTCCCTTTTAACACACATGCTACGTGGTTATAGTTTCCACACAGACAACTGTTGATAACGACGTTTCCTTGCTCATAATTATCAATATCCGCGTCGGCCGGCAAACAGAATCGCTTCGAAAACATTGTATCTAGTATAGCTGCCATTTGATTGATATTGTTTTGTAATCTTTAATTCAGTTTGGTTTCATTTTTTTATTACATAGTTTGAATATAATCATCAAACCCCTTATCTTGTGATGTGTTGTTGTCATATTTGTAGTTTTTCAAATGCTGTATATTATCAATGAGTGGAAATACACCATCTATAAAACGTGGTTCTTTTACAATTATTTTCGATGCTTCATCTGCATCACTTCGAGAGTCGGTTGTGTAGTGTGGGTTTTCATACACATGTAATTTACGAATATCGCTTGGTAATAACTGTGGGTTATTCACCACGAAATATGGGGTGTCAGGATCAAGTTCTTGCCTAGAAACAGACTGCAATCCTTGAATGAAATCATGCATTTCAATATTTGTATTGAAATATATCAGTGGAAAATTATTATTGCGATTGAAACCATTTATCCCATAGACGAACAATTGTATCGAACTCATTATATACTTGTATTGTAAACCGAACGTTTGTTATTTTATTCAATTTTTTATACACGGGGGCAAAGCCCCCGTACACCCCTCGATTACGGGGGAAACCCTTATTGGATCTTGTTACACACGGGACAAAGCCCCCGTAAATCCCTTCCCTTATTGGATTTTGCTCCACTTTTTCTAAAAGTGGATAAAGTGGATAAAGTGGATTTAGTCAACCTCTTCAATATTTGGTCTTTCTTGTGTGTTTGCCTTTTCAGGCACATCCTTCAATAACTGCATGAAATCATCGTGTTTTCTCTTGTATTCTCCAATATCAGTGTCACTTGACTGTTTGTCCAGCCATGCCAATCCATCGGTTATAGCAGTTGTAAGTTCTGTCTTCTTAGTTTCGGTAAAATTCTTTGCCTCATCGCCATTGAGCATATTTTTTGTGCTATACAGAGTGTTTTCATATTGGTTTCGGGCTTCAACGCATTCGCGACGCTTCGTATCGACCTCCTTATACTTCTCGGCCTCCTCTACCATTCGAGTGATATCAGCTTCGCTCAAACGTCCCTTATCACGTTGAATTGTAAGCGACTTTCCTGCACCTTGACCGACACTCGCACTTACGGTCAATATACCGTTGGCATCAATATCATACGAAACTTTAATTTGTGGAACACCTCTAGGTCCCGGGGGGATTCCATCAAGTAAAAACTCGCCTAATTTGTTGTTGTCCTTCGTCATTTGACGCTCACCCTCAAATACACAAATATTGGCACACGGTTGATTGTCTGCATAAGTTGAAAACGTCTGTTCCTTCTTATTTGGAATTGTGCTGTTGCGAGGTATCAAAACAGTCATTACGTTACCGGCAGTCTCTATTCCCAAACTCAAAGGAGTTACGTCCAACAATAAAATGGATTGTGTTTGTTTCGTTGTTCCTCCACATAGGACATCGCCCTGAACCGCCGCACCGTAAGCAACACACTCGTCTGGATTGACAGAATGACATAATTCCTTATCATTGAAGAATTTTCGCAATTCGGCTTGTAATTTTGGGATACGGGTGGTCCCACCGACCAAGACAATTTCATGAACATCTGTTTTGCTGATCTTTGCATCGGTCAACACTTTGGTTACAGGTTCCATTGCTTTTTTGAAAAAACCAGCACAAAGATCTTCGAATTTTGCGCGCGATAGAACGCAATTAAAATCAATCCCATCTAACAAACTGTCAATTTCAATGGCCGCAGTCGTGGCAGTGCTTAGCGTTCTTTTGGCACGCTCCGCGGCAGTTCGCAAACGTCGCAAAGCCTTCAAATTAGTGTTCACAATTTCGCGCTTGTGCTTTTTATAGAACTCGTCTTTCAAATACTCGACTACGAACAAATCGATATCCTCACCTCCCAAGTGGGTATCCCCTGCAGTCGCCTTGACTTCGAAGATACCATCGTCAATTTGAAGCAACGATACATCGTGCGTTCCGCCTCCACAATCGAAAATCAAGACATTCCTCTCCTTTTTCAATTTTTGGTCGAGACCATAAGAAAGCGCAGCAGCAGTAGGCTCGTTGATAATTCGTTCCACCTTTAATCCAGCAATAACACCGGCATCTTTTGTGGCCTGGCGTTGAGCATCGTTGAAATAAGCAGGAACAGTTATGACTGCACGTGTAACGCGGTCACCTAAAAATGCTTCAGCAGTCTCCTTCATGTAGGTAAGAATGATAGCACTAATTTGTTCTGGAGTATATCGTTTGCCGTCTTCAAGCATTACTTCGATGCTGTCGCTCTTGCCAGCAACAACCTTATAGGACAGGGTTGCAATTTCCTTTTGAACTTCTTGGTCACTAAACTTGCGACCGATTAGACGCTTGATATCATAAATTGTATTCTTCAAATTGGTTGTAATTTGATTTTTAGCAGCATCTCCAACAAGCCGTTCTTCGCCAACGAACGCCACCCAGGATGGTGTTGTTCGAAGACCCTGTCCGTTTGCAATCACTTCGATGTGCCCATCTCGCATAACACTTACACACGAGTTTGTAGTTCCCAAATCAATACCGAGGATAGGACCTTCGTCTACCATGTGATTATATACAGTTAGTGTTTTTAAGTTGTTTATCCATTTCCACATTTTCTATAAGTGGAAATGAATATATACTTTGGTTGAATTAACAATTAAAAAAAAGGCTATTCTTTTATTAAAATGCCGTCGTTTAAACCTAAAACACAAAAAAAATTTAAATTTAATAAAAAGAATGCTATAACGTTGGACAATAAACATATGGAATTTATCAATGAATTCACAAGGGACGAGATTTATACGATACCAGAATTAAAACATGAACGATTCGAATTACGCCAACATATGAATGACGATTTATCAATAGAACAAAAAATAGAACTGCAGGATAGACTAGAAGAAATAAACAAATGTATAAAAGATTGTAAAAGTAAAAAAAAAGAATATTATCTCGACAATTCAAAGTATATATTTGATTATTTTGAAAATAAAAAAAATATATCTACTGGGTTTCCTCTTGTGTCTAATAAAAATCAACTTTTAAATTCATTTTTTAAGATAAAAGAAGAAGATAAGCCGATGTGTAACACAGATAATAACAACAACAATACAGTGCAAAAATATCTTAGTAACATAGATGATATGTTTATTGATGTAAATGCGTTTGTTTGCCAGACAGATATTTGTAAATTTTGTTTCAAGGGCGAGTTGATACCACAAGAAGATGAAGGTATATTGATCTGCAATTTGTGTGCTCGACATATTCCGTATTTGATTGAAAATGAAAAGCCTTCTTACAAGGAGCCTCCAAAAGAGGTGTGTTTTTATGCTTATAAGCGAATCAATCATTTCAAGGAAATTCTTGCTCAATTTCAGGGCAAGGAAACGACACAAATCCCGTTGGATGTAATTGAAAATATAAAACTTCAAATAAAAAAAGAAAGGATTGATGTTGTTCAAATAACAAACAATAAAACAAAAGAGATTCTAAAAAAGTTGGGATATAATAAATACTACGAACATATACCATTTATCAAAGACAAACTTGGAATTAAGCCACCAGTTATGTCGCCAGAATTGGAAGACACGTTGTGTAATTTGTTTATTGAGTTGCAATCTCCGTATTCTAAATTTTGTCCAAACGATCGCGTAAATTTTTTGAATTATTATTACACTGCATACAAATTATGTGAACTATTGGGCGAGGAAGACTATTTACAACACTTTCCCCTTTTGAAGGACCAAGAAAAGAGGATCGAACAAGACACCATATGGAAGCAAATCTGTGAAGAGTTGGACTGGGAATTTTTCCCAACTATATGAAAAACATAAAATGTTATTATTATGTTTTTCAGGTAACCCAAAGGATATTTTACGAGCTTACGTGCTTATCAATTGTGATTTCCCTTGCAATTTTTCGTATGATCTTATTTTCATTGTCAACATCTTCGTTGTTCAGTCCACCAAGTGATTCAATTCGCATTTTTTGGTAACGGTCAGCATGTTTTGAATCCCAATTCATACAATCGGGATACTTGTCTCTAAAAAGCTGTATGTTCTTACTGTTCTTGAAGGCTACGCATTTGATTATCTTTCTAAGGATCTTATTGTCATCGCCTTCCTTTTCCCATTTATCAATTACTTTTGCATACAAGACCTGTCTTTTCTGGTCAGTGCAATGAATTGGTCTCTCATTCTCATCCAGCGATTTTAGTTTCTTGATTATAATGTCGGAAATACCATTTACGAATCCCAACTTGCCAACATTTTCAAAATCGGACAATTGAAGAACAAACGAGTCGATGAACTGCGTCACATTCATAGCATCCTTGCAATCATCGTTCAAAAAAACATTCAGGCTGAATGCCTTGTTGTTTGAATTTACAGTGTTGTTACTACCCATCCCATTTTTGCAAACATCTATTATTTTGTTGTTTTGTTCTACGATGGATTTGTTTTGGTCGACCAACAACTCTTTGAATTCTTGGTTTTGTTTGATGACTTCTAAAATTACATTCATTGTGTTGTCCTGATTTTTGGTCGAGTCAACGAGTTGTTTACAGGATTTTTTGTGTTTCCATATACCTCCATGAGTTTTGCATGTTTTACCACACAAACAAATATAAGAGGGGTTCTTTTTTTGGGATAAATTGGGACAAATTTGATCCAAATTACTTCCTTTTTCTTTTTTTTTATGTTTACGTGTGGATAAATGTTTTGTATAGTCCTTTAGATTGCTTGTTTTGTAGTAACAAAGTTCACATTCGAAAATTTTGGGGATTTTTGGGATTTTTGATACTTCCATTTTCTTCCTTAATGTCTGTAAACATTATAATTTTGTTTACAAACTATTCAATAAAAATATTTTTTATCGTCACAAAATGAAAAATATTTTTTTGGTCGTGAGACGCTAATTTTTCATTATGGTCACAAACACACGTTTTTCAAACACTGATTGTCCTTTTCCGAAAAATGGACATTTCTAAAATGTCCAAAAACGATTTTTCCAAAAAAGTCTTGACCAAAAAATCCGAGAAAACTATATAATAAATTGCCAAACCCACTTAAAGAAAAATACATTAAAGTTTGTATGACTGAACCAAAAGGGACTATTTATGACGTCGATGGTAAACGATATTGTGTCGGCGAGCGCGTAACATCAAAAAAAATGGAGAACAAAAAGGAAAAACAAGAGAAAGAGAAACAAGAGAAAGAGAAACAAGACAAATAAATTAAGGTTTGTAGGGAAACAATTTCAATTCATTCGTATTGTAAATAGAAAAATTCGGGTCGGGGCATCCGGCTCCCAAATTCGCCCCACCTGTCTGTTTTTTGTCGAATGCAAGATTCGAGTTGAAATCTGGATCGTTTAATTTGTCTATATCACCTCCTCGTTTCTTGTATCCTCCCCTTTTACACCTTTGGACATTGAAAACGCCATTTTGGTTATTTTATTGAATAACCAAAATATATTTATTGTTCTTCGCCTTCTTTCGCACCTGGCATTGTGAGTGATAAAATGAACTCGCTTAATATTTCATAAAATGTCATCGTGTATATTTCTATATATGAATATAATCTTTATATCGTTTTATGGGCGTTTTCAATGTCCAAAGGTGTATAACTCTTTCGTGTCTTGCGGTTTCGTCGAAAAGTTCGTCCTCGAGTTGATTTGCGTTTCATATACATTAAGGGAATATTATTTCAAATTGGCTTTGAAATGATAGAATTGTCATATTTAATTTAGATATGAATCAAATATATGGTACCATATAAGGTTTAAAACCCTCCGGGAAACTTAACAAGTCCAGCTCCAATGCCGAATCCGGCTCCGGTCCTAGCAGAAACTCCCATAGTAGGCACATACGTATCTAGGATACTGAAAGTGGCGGCGGCGGTAAGAGCGATCAGAACGATTTCCTCGATGTTCAAGGAACGTTTAGGAATAGCATAGGCGGCGATGGCAACCATCAATCCTTCGACGAGATATTTAATGATCCTCCTGACAAGTTCGGCTACGTTTATTAAACTGTTCATTATATTAATTCAAAAGAAAAAAATATATATTGCGATAAAAAACTTAAATAATAATAGCTAAACTAATTAAAATGAGTCATTCTAAAGAAAAGTCAACCAAAAAAGGCGGGTTCGAGAGAAAAATCGTAAATGGTAAACCAAATCCCAAATACGTAGATTTATTAGAAGAGGATAAATCAATTGCTGGTCAAAAGTTCGTGTGTGTTTCTTTTGTTTCACCTGAAAAAATTCTAAAAGAGAAGGAAATCTTCTACTTTGAACAATTCCTAAAGAAGTGGGAATTCAATAAATCAATGGAAAAGTGTGTGCAATTCTTGAATTTCGTATCATTTAAATACAATGTGTCATTCGATGATGTTTCCAGCGATTTCAAGGATTTTGTCAAAGAGGAAAAGGATAACTTGACAAAAACAAACATGGCGGACGATTACAAGACCTACATTGATAACAATGAAGAGGAACTAGAAAAGTTGTTTGGATTAGCGCACAACTTTCAAACTTGCACGAGGGGATTGAAGGTGAGGGGGTCTTACCCGACGATGGAGGAAGCTGAGTTGAGATGTAAGATGTTGAGAGAAATAGACCCGAACCACGACGTCTTTGTCGGCCCTATTGGAATGTGGATGCCATGGGATCCAGAGGCCTACAAAACTGGACGAGTAGAGTATATGGAGGATGAACTAAATCAGTTAATGCAAGAGAAGACGAAGAATGAGACAAACGCAAAGAGCGCATTCGAGCAGAGGGTCAAAGAGAGCAAGCAAAACGCGATTGAGGAAAATATCAAGAACGCGGAAAAGTCTGGCAATACGTTGACGCAGTCTATAGACGAACAGGGAAATTTGATCGGTGTCAACAACATCAACACTCTGGATACAAAAGATAAGGACACTATTTCTGCAGCGGATATTCGAATGGAGTTGTTCGAAGGTGAAAATATTGTTGTAGGTAAAACTGACAATGGTAAGAGTGAACTGATTAGTGGACCGTTTGCTCCAACGAAATAAAATATTTGTATATACAAATGAGGAAAATATTGTTTGTTAGAGGTCACAATACATTTTTGCCCGATAAAAATAGTAAGGACGTATATTATAATTTCAAGACGTTTTGTGACAACAATGATATGAACATAACATACGTAAATTACAATTTGAACGACGACATACGTGAAGTTTACAATAAAGTATGCGATTTAATTAGAGACAAATCATTTGATTTCGTAGTGGGTCATAGTATGGGCGGGTGCTTATTAACGCGGTATATTTTCGAACATGACATTTCAAAATTTCAAAAGGTTGTGTTGTTGATGCCGCTTATATATAAGGAACCGAATATACAATTATTGTGTAATATGCCATTTGTAAAACATTTGCATTTACCGAAATTGATGATCTATCCTGAAAACAAATTGTGGAACGAAGGAAACATTATGAATGATACACAACTATGTAAGCTAATCCCAGTAAGTCAAATTGCAGATTGTTACAATCATTTGTTGCTAACAGACGAACAAATATCTAAAACACTCAACAAAAACAAAAATTGTATTTTGTTTTATGCGTCCCAAGAAAGCTTTGNTACTATAAATCCAGGTGTTTTAGACAAAATCAAAAATAAAATTATAGTCGAAGGGAAACACGAATGTTTCAATGAGATTGACAATTCATATGCATTTTTTAAGTTATTTAAAAAAGAATTCGCTTAAAGATTTTATTTTATTTTATCTATGTCTCACAATATAGATAAAATATATTACATTAATTTGAATAAGCGGACAGATCGAAGAGAACAAATTGAAAAAGAATTGGATTCGTTCGGCCTCAAATACGAGAGATTCGAGGCAATTGAAACACCTGGGTTTGGTATTTACGGTTGCGGTTTGTCTCATTTGAGTGTAATCAAAAATGCAAAGTTGAACAATTATGCAAATGTCCTTATATTGGAGGATGATTTTACATTCTTGGTTTCGAAAGAAGAATTCGAACAAAAGTTGTCATCGTTTTTTGAACTGAAACTAGATTACGATGTCTTGATGATGTCCTACAATTTAATTCAAAAAGAAGAAACAAACAATCGTTTATTGATCAAGGTATTGGAGGCACAAACGGCATCTGGATACATCATTGACAAACGATACTATGACACGATTATCGATTTGTATGAATGGGCCATGCCGTTATTAAACGAAACAAAACAACATTGGATTTATAGCAACGATCAAGTGTGGAAAGGATTACAAGCAAAGGACGAATGGTATTGTTTCACAGAGAGGATTGGAAAACAAATGGCAGGATACAGTGACAATGCGCAACAGTTTTTTGATTATAGTATGTAATACTTCAAATGGTCCAAAATTACGACTCAACCGAATAAAAATATCCGTCGATAACACTTTTGTTTTTGATACTTCTGCTCATTTTTGATGCACACCTGTTTTCATTTGTCGCTGCTTTTACAATGGTGTCCCATGAATTGATAACTTGATTCGTGATCACACACACTTTGTTCACTCGTTTGCCCGTAGATGACGTGATCTTATGTTGATATTCATCATCCTCTTTCAATGACAAACCGTAATACCCTTCGTTGCTCGCATTGGTAATCCAAACAGTCCCCTTTTGGACGTATTGCGACGAATTCAAATACTCTTTTATTTCTCTCATGTCGTCATCTTTCACATCCTTGTTCAACTTCTTCTTCCATCGTTGATACTCACTTATCAGCGTTGAATTGAGTATCTTTCCCGTCGGCGAAAAACGACAAACATTGAAAATAAATGTTTCCGCGTCACATGATATATCATTGACCCTTTTGTATTCGATCGGTGTTAATTTGACACCCGCATATCCGTGAACGATTTGATTCTTGTCTTGTTTTTGCAGTCGCTTCGGTCGAAATCGTGTATCTAGATATTCCTTGAATAAATGGAATGTCTCCTTGGATGGCTTCATTCTGTTCCAAATCCTAAATTGTCCTTCCATGTTTGTAGATGATTCTTCCACATCATTGCGAACGATACAACATTCATTGATGAATTCGGCGAACCGTTTACTTTGATCGTCTTCAACAACAGGTTCTGTTACTTGATCCTGTTTAGCAATGACAAGTTGTTTTGTCAGATCTTCGATTTTCAATTTCATCTCTTCTTCAAGTAAAACGAGCTTTAGATTGGCAGATGTCAATTCGTCGATTTTCATTCGTGTCATTACTGCTTCAGACTCAAGTTCATCGTTGTGCTTCAACAATACATTGAAATTATCAATACTGTATTGTTTGCTTTTGATCACCTCCTTGATGTAATAAGACAAATTATTTATTGTGAATGTCGTCTCATCATAAGCAATGATTTCCTTGTATACCTTATCTTTTACGGTGATTTGGCGAAGTTGTTTCTTGATTTTCGGGTGACTTTTGATTAAATTCTCGATTTCGATTTTATTTTGCACTTTGAAGGCTGTCACCAATACGAAGTTGTCGAACTTCCCGCGATGATTGTAGACCCTCGATTGAAGATCGTTGGTCTGTCCAAATTTGATATGTTTCTCTCCTTGTCCAGGGTTATCAATTGTTCCAAAATACACACATTCAGTGTTCTTGGGGAATTGATTGATGGTTGCTTGTTCGACATCCTTTTTTATTTGTTGTTTTTCTTGTTCGGCGGTTTTTTGGATTCCCATGATAATGTTGTCCTTTTGTTCGAGTTGTAACTTGAGTTCGTCGCTTTCTTCTTGAACAACTTTGTGAATAATTTCTTCCATTTTCAAATAATAATCGTGAATTTCATCCGCCTTCTTTGTTCCGGCTTTCAAGCACAACGATTTGAAGGTCTTGATATTTAACATGATTATTTCTTTGTTATGACCACCCCGACCCTTTTTTGCTCCTGAAGCTTCATGGGCAACTGTTTGATTAACCTGTTGGTTAAGCAAGTTTGTATTTGTTTGCTCCCCCGCAAAGGGGAGCAAAACTTTATAGTCCTTATCAATAACAAAATTTTGTTCTAATATTCGTTTTGCGCCGTATTTTTGATTAAAATCCAACCATTTCCATACATGATCCAAATCAATGACAAAATCATTTTTCTGGTCACAATTCAAATAACAATAAAAGCTCGAAACAAATAATTGTTGCTCGAAATTTGTGAACCCCTCTTTAATTTTTGTCAATAATTTGCCATTATATGTGCTCGATAACTTGGTTATCGGGTTATTCTCAATGAGTTCAACAATGTTTAATGATGAATCCATTATAGTTTACAATAGAAGGATGTCTTTATATTGTATTTTATTTAATTGTTTTTGCTTTTATAACCAAAACCAATCTACCCAAAATATTGCTTTACCCAAATGTAGAGTAAGACAAAATTTTGGTTAAACTTTTCCAAAAAGTTTATGATTACCATTTTGTAGCCTTTTTCACGCTAATTTTCGGCCCAGAACCTCTCTTTTTCACGTTCCCAGGATCATATTTCTCATCTTCGTCATCGGAGTTGTATCCTTTCGACAATTCCCAGAACTCTTTAGAGCCTAATTTGAAGTCATTGTGGTTGTCGGCCTTATACCAAAACACCTGATCTTGTAATTTGTTCGATTTCGAGTTGTTGTTTATCACTAGGCATTCATAATTCTCGGTGCATTGGTCCATGACCTGACAAAAGGACTCAAATGTGGGAAACATTCCGGCATAATTGTCGTAGATGCGTTTTCGATTTGCTATGTAGGGCTCTCTTAGAATAAAAACGTAATCAATATTAGTCCTTAATACAGGTGGGACTCCTAACGGATATTGCATAGTTATGATTAGCATGATCTTCCAATGACGTCCATTCATGAAGAGCAATCTCATCATTTTGTCTCTCGCCCACGAATCGTCATACAGGCAATCATCCAAAATAACAAATGCACGAGGATCAATGGTGCTTCGTTTGTAGGTATCGATTTCCTTCTTGATTTGTTTCAAGACTGTTTTTTGTCTTTTCAAAATATTTTCTATGATTGCGGTATTGTATTCATTGTGAATGAACAATTTCGGCACCATTTTGCCGTAAAAACCATTGCCTTCTTCGGTCCCTGATATGACTGTGCCAATTGGTATTTCTTGGTGATAATAAAGCAGGTCCCGAACGAGGAAACTCTTACCCGTATCACGTCTTCCAATGAGGACGACGACTGGACCTTTCGATTCATTCGGCTTGAAACTGATGTTTTTCATGTCAAACTTTTTTAATTCAAGAGACGCCATTGATAACATGAACGAACATTTTAAATTGTTCAATAAACCGCATTCTAATGTATGAAACATAAGTTAAAAACGCAGAGAATTTATATTTTTAAAGGCTAATGGCGAATGTTGTGAATTACCAAAAAAGAAGAAATGTCGAACTTTTCAAAAGTTTAGAAGATCCAGACTCTTTGTATCTTTCTAAAATGCAAAATTATATACCGATCTACAATCGATTTTTTTCGCTGAATGAAACTAACTTCAATCATGTGAACTTGAATCATAAATGGTATATTTTAAATGTAAAAAACAAAGGTTCATTGTGTCGTGTGAAGAACATACACAATCAAAAAACAACAGATGTCGAGATATTTTTCAAAATGGCTCCGTTGCTGGACCCATACAAATATTTGATTGGGAAATACAACGTGAACGACCCGAATTTGTTCAGTTTACCGGACCTTGCATCAAAAGAAACGAATCCAAAATACACTGACGTGAACAATTCGGCATACGTAGATGGTCTTTTTTTATTTCTTACTAATTTTCTCATTCACGACCACAATTTTTTAAACGGTGTCGATTACTACGGTTCGTTTCTAGCACACAAGAATGATTTCAAAATAAATATATTCGACGATATAGACTACTTGAACGACTCTGAATTCTTCAAAAAAAACATAAATATTCTCTATAAAGTTGATGATTACGAGCATTTGTTTGAAGATGCAAAGAAGTTGAAGCCAATTCAAATACAATACAACTCAAGTGCTAAATCGTGTATTTCATTCAAATCATTAAACGACGACGCGTTTGAAAATGTGTTTGAAGAAGACAATATAACAAATGTCGACACAATTGCAGTGATGGACATTAATGAAATTTCTTGTGTGAACGATCACAATATCACAACTTTAAGAAGTAATTCTACGTGCTCGTCAACATCGTCACATACAAACGACGATGATAGCGATTGCGACATTGAAGACGGTTCAAGATCGGGGTCGTCATGTAACGATGATACAGAATGGTCCCCGACAGAAGACGATGAAGAGTCGTCGATCGATGAAGTCATAGAGGCAACAATCCCCAAGTTTCCTGTTCAGGTCATTTGTATGGAGAGTTGCGAAAATACGTTTGATGATCTTATTCTGTCAAATGATTTAAGCACAGATGAATGGTTTTCGGCGTTGATGCAAATTATAATGATTTTGATTACGTATCAAAAGACATTTTCGTTCACACACAACGATCTTCATACCAATAATGTAATGTATAATTCAACTGATAAAAAACACATCTATTATTTGTATAAAAAGAAATATTACAAAGTGTCGACATTTGGTAGGATATTCAAAATAATTGACTTTGGTAGAAGCATCTATAAGGTCAACGGTAAGGTGTTTTGCAGTGACAGTTTTAAATTGGGGGGAGATGCAGCAACACAATACAACACAGAGCCGTATTTCAACGACCAAAAACCCAGATTGGAACCCAACTTCAGTTTTGATTTATGTAGGCTGGCATGTTCTATATTCGATTACGTTATCGATGATGTAAAAAAAACAAAACATGACGATCCTGTAAAACGACTGATTTACGAATGGTGTCTCGACGACAAAGGAGGAAATCTTTTGTATAAGAACAATGGAACCGAGAGATATCCAGAATTTAAACTTTATAAAATGATTTCCAGGTGTGTGCACAATCATACCCCAAATAAACAGTTGGAAAGACCAGAATTTAAGGCATATGAATATACTGGTAACATCAAAGGGGATATATTTGATATTGATAAAATACCTGTATGTTTGTAAAATATAATTTAATCGATTAATAAATTATGTTTTGATTATGTAGATGGACAACTATGGGTTTGTAATCACGAGACACGTCAATTCTGCAAAAACTAACAAATATTGGAACAATTCAATCCGTTGCATAAGGCGATTTTACCCGAACAATAAAATCGTAATTATAGATGATAATAGCAGGACAGAATTTCTAAAGGCTGAAAATGATTATACGAATGTAGAAATAATCCAAAGCGAGTTTCCCGGGAGAGGTGAACTTCTCCCGTATTATTATTACTTGAAGTATAAATGGTTTGAACATGCAGTTATAATCCACGACAGTATATTTTTTCACAGACGAATCAATTTCGATAAGTTATTGGGTCATCGCGTATTGCCATTGTGGACATTTGAAGCAGACAAAGAAAACATAACAAATACAATGCGCATTGCAAACGCACTGCAAAACAACGGTTCAGTCAAACAAATGCTAGACCGTGATTTTCATACACAAATGTTCCATTTCAATGACACCAAGTGGAGTGGTTGTTTTGGTGTGCAGAGCTTTATCAATCACAGATTTTTACAGAGTTTAGAGACAAAATACAAGATTTCGAATATGATTGAATCGGTGAATTGTAGAAAAGATAGATGTTCGTTAGAGAGAATATTTGGGACTATCTTTTTCAAAGAATGCAGAGGTGTAAAATCACTGTTTGGAAACATAATGAGTTATCAAAAATGGGGGTATACATACGATGCATATGAAGAGGACGTAAATCGCAACAAAATACCTAGAGGCGTTGTGAAAGTGTGGACAGGACGATAAAATACACTTTTCTCCACTTTTATCCACTTTTACACCTTCGCACATTGAAAACGCCCATTATGAAATCAATCATGAATTTTTATATATTCAGCAAATAATTCACAATCATCATTCCAACGATTATATCTTACAATATTATTGTCCTGTGTTAATAATCCAAAACAAAAACAACCATTTTTTGAAACATGAATTAAATTATTTATAGTATCTATAAACCCAGTTGAATCAACATAAGCAAATAATAATTTATAAATTTGTGGTATATTGTCATTAATTCTAAATCGTATAACACCGTTCTTATGTAATATAAATGTATAAATGGGTTCGTTTATTGGAAATAATGGTAATATATGAAGCCTGAAATCATCTGAAAATAAATTTATCCCATACACAAATTCATCATCATTTTTTTTACAACATCCTAATATATGACCTTTTTCTTCTTTAATTTTTACAATATTTTCTTTTTTTAACTCAAATGATTTAATATTTGGATTTCCAATAACAATATATTCGCCAACCAAACAATGTATATCTGCGTTCTTTTTTACAAATTTATTTTTAAGTAATTTGTTATATTTCTTCATACAATATAACAAGATAAAAAATGGGCGTTTTCAATGAGAAAAGGTGTAAAAAAAGTGGAGCAAAACCAATGCAATTTGGTTATACCTTTTCGAAAGGTATAGTGGAGCAAAACCAATGCAATTTGGTTATACCTTTTCGAAAGGTATAGTGGANCAAAACCAATGCAATTTGGTTATACCTTTTCGAAAGGTATAGTGGATAAAATTGAATCAAACACAATTGTTATTGGTATTGTATCTCTTATAACATAATGTCTGTGTACCAACCATCTGAATACATGAAGTGGGTAACCGGAAACGTAAACACATTCGCTCCAAACGAACAAAACTTGGTGGCGTGTGTGTATTGTCGCGATATATATGAAACGACCAACCTTCGCCAAACGCACAATTGTCTAGTTTGTAAAAAATGTGGCGTTGATGCCGTAATGGTAGTCAAAAACTCGCCATTGCATGGGCTTGCACTCGAAGAACAACAAAAACTACTAGAGAAATGGCACGCACAAGGTTTTCTCGAGTATAACTAAACACTGTTTGCAAGAAACATGTTATTATACCCGTTGATAGGGATAATTTTATAAGACAAATTGGTTAGAAAATTAAACAAATCTTTATTTTCTGTATTGGATTCAAATAATATGGTAGGATAATTCGATTTTTTTAAAGTCTCCGTCGCCCCCAATAAAACATTCAATTCATTTTCCTCGACGTCCATTTTGATAAATCCAATGTTGGTTAGCCCGAAGCTGTCCAATGTTCGAATGCTAACCTTTTCTGTAGCCAATACTTGATTTTGGTTTTTGATTAGGGTCGATCCCCCCCCGTCGTTACTCACAATAAACAATTCCTTTTCGCCGACCTGATCATTTGATCCTAGGCCATAATTAATGCATGTGACATTTTTCAAATTTGAAAGCGCGACGCTGCCACACAAAGAGTAATACGTCATTTTTTGCGGTTCAAAAGAAAAAACCTGTTGGCTTTTATCCGCCAAACAAACCGAATATGTTCCACTATGGGCGCCAATATCCAACGTAACTTTGTTCGAAAAGCAGAATTGCTTTGACCATTCAATCAAATTGGATTCAAATAACCCATTTTGCGAATAATAATGTATATTATTCGACGGTAAAATAAAGTTCAATTTGTCCGTACTGTCGATAACTTGGTTGTCATTGTTTTGCGATACATCTCTATTCTTTGGCTTTGTCAATATAAAATAATTACAAGACATTATTTTACATTCAAAAATGTGTTTAAGTTGTTTTCTTCAAAAATCGGGGTTATCTGTGAAAACTTGAGGAGCGCCAGTGCCACCGCTGATTGGTTTCAATTGTTCTATAATAAAATTACCAAAAACGACGCTAAAATAAACCAATAGAGCATCCCGTATCAACAATTTCAGCGGTTTGTTCTCTTTGTCGATAAACCTCATTTCGATAAATTTAGCAATGAGAAAAACAACGGATATTATTCCAGCGATTACAAATATGTTATCCATATACAATAACTTTTCAGATTCTTCTTCACTATTTTACGCATTTCAATCCAGTAACTCAAACTCTATTTCCTCGTTAAGTTCGGGAAAAGTTATAGCCGGTTCACCAATTTCATGAACGTCTGTGGAAGACAAACTAAACAATTGGTCGGTTATTTTAAGTTTTTCTACTTCATCATCATCATCGTCAACCCTTTGTTTCGCACGCGTTTCGCCGAGTTCCGTTAAATATTCGACAGATTTGGGAGCATTTACAGGTGTAATGTTATTTTCGTGATCTTTTACATAATCAACATCGTCGAATGATAGCTTAGGGATTTCAGTTTTGATCGTTTGTTCTACATTAATTGTTTTTTCTACATCTATCGTTTTGTTCACATCCGTCGATTTTTCTACATCCACTGGTTTTTCTACATCTTCGGGTTTTATGATTTCTTCAGTTATATATTCCTCCACGGACTCGTCGTTCATGTACTCCTTCAAAATCGCCTCGACGGGGATACTTTCTCTTAACGTATTCAAAATACATTCTTGAACTATTTTCTCGAGCTCGCGATTGTATTGTTGTATTTGAAGAGGAGAAAGCTCGATATCAAACAGGTAAACATTTTTATAAACCTTTCTAGCTACACTTATGTAAACTTTGTGAATAAAGTCGTCCAGCTTTGGGACGTTGATGTCAATCTTTTTCTGTTTTTGTCCAACCCTAACTGCTGTCAAAATCTTAAGTTGAATAATGTGCACACACGTTACCAAATCTTCTAAATACAAACAACCGCTTTTATCGCAAATTCTCTTTCGTTCGGTTTCGATAATCGTATTATTCCATTTTGGGATCCTGCAAACAAAATTTTGAAACGTCATCAAGTATTTGCCCATTTCGTTGTTTGCCTTACAAAGTTTTATAGCTTCGTCAATAATAGATTTAAATCCGTCAATTATCAAAGGGGTTAAAATTGTTATCAACCGAGCAGCCCATTCATTTCTGCTTTCGTGCAGTGTGCTAACATCAAAATCATCCATGTTACATAAATGAAATATTTTCTAAAGATAGTTCTAAACTTAAAAATAAAAAATTCAAAATAAACAACATTAGTATTTTTTCATTCCTAAATTCTTTTCGAACACGGTTAAATGCGATTAACAATTCATATCTTCGTTCTACAGTAACAGTATGTTCTAAAAAGGAAGGGGTTTCCAGTACCTTTATTATGTCTAAACCACTGTAGCCCTTTTCATACAGTTTCGAACAAAACAACATTAATTTGTTCATATCCGTGGTTTTATCGAGTGATTTAACCAAATCCTTTTTCAATCGATCCAACCTACTGTTTTTTAGTTCTCTCATGTTAAATGTTTCATCTAAATTGTATTTATAAAGATTAATTGTTTTGTCGTTGTGTATCGGTTCCGGAACATAGATTTCACAGAATCTCGACAAAATCGGTTTCAACAAATTGTATTTGTCTTCCACAATAATAAAAAAACGTGTGTTGTGGCTGAATAACTCTATACATCTACGCAGTGCGGATTGGGCATCCATTGTAAGTTTATCGGCATTCGACAGTATTATACTCTTGAAGACATCTCCGCCATTTGAATTGATGTGTGTCTTGGCGAAGAATTTTAGTTCGTCTCTAACAAACTTGATCCCTTTACCGTGGGCACAATTCACATACATGACCAATGACTTTATTTTTTCTCTGTCGTTGTCGTATATGTTGTGTATAAATTCGTTTACGATTGTTCTCTTGCCGCTCCCAGATGGGCCATGAAATATAATGTTTGGAATCTTGTGTTTCGATTGAAAGCAATCTAATTTATCTTTTATATTTTGATGTATATTTAACAACATGCTTGAACTTGTTGTTATATGTGAATTGTTTTTATGTGTGTTTACTACGCAAATCCACTTTTATCCACTTTTAGAAAAAGTGGAGCAAAATCCACTTTTAGAAAAAGTGGAGCAAAATAGTAATGGATTTGGTTATACCTTTTTGAAAGGTATATTCGCAATGGATTTGGTTATACCTTTTTGAAAGGTATACTCGAGATCGATTTATCAACCATTCTCAAGCGTTGGTTTTGCTCCACTTTTCTCAAAAGTGGATAAAGTGGATAAAGTGGAATTAGACCGATGTAGTCAGCGAATGTGTATAAGGATTAGACCTGAACGCCTGCAATAAATCCCCGTCTATGCGCGAACAGTTAATGTCTTGATTGTAAGTTTGAGGCCCGTTCATTCTTCCATAATTCTCCTTCGACGGAGGCATGTGAACTACAGACGACGGAGCATTTACTCGATAATTAAATCGGTCACTGTCTTGTCTGGCTATATTTACATTCATTTGAGTATTGAACATTTGGGTGCCTCCCTGATTCGGGCGATTGTCGATCGTAGCCGATTTAATATCATTGTTGTGCTGACGATACGCTGCATCATACAAGACGTCGCCGTATTGAGTTCCGTTTCCCCCCGACGTTCCTATATAATTGCAACTGGTCGTGTCTCGTTGTGTCAAATCCATTGGTGTGTAATTGTTCACGTAAATACTCTCCTTTTGGTTATTGATGTTGAATTCCGGCGAATAAAGCGTTGTCTCTTTGATAGTGGTCGGCGTAGTGTCATTCGTGTTTAAGACGTAGCTCTGCGGGACATTTGATCCGGCTTCTCCGTAAATTCGAATGTTGTTCACGGTTTCCTCTTTGCGAGAAGGCCTCAAAATATCCATGAATGGAGCTATAACGGCTCCAATCGCTCCTCCAAACCCACTCCTCAAAGTATCGGGCTGTTTAATAGTCGAACGATGATTGCTGTAGTTTGTGTGACTGCGAAGGTAATTGTCTCCGTCGGTTGTGGGTCCTTTGCCGACTGCAGCGGAATGATTCACGTCGCAGGCCGGCAGCTGATGTCGTTTGCTCGCTTGAAAGTTCTCAGGCGCATATGCGGCCTTTCTGTCGGCAGCACCGGCCGGGCCAGCGTAATCCGTAACGATGTCATTTCGCCTCAATATTCCCATTTCTTGGATAGGCCTCAATGTTTCGCCTTTCTCTGCCCCGGTAGTAGTCAACCAACGATCTTGCGAATTTATGAAAAAGGTGTCGGGTCCCTGCTTCTCGACACGCCCAATTTTACCCAAATTTTTAATTTGTGCGTTTGCGGGGCCTTCGTGATTGATCAACTCATACTCGAGACGCGGATTCGTGTCGACACGAAGTTCGTCGACTGTTTTCGGCAACCATTTTTCGCGCGCCTCCATCCCCGAGTTATACCCTCCGCTTCCACTTGTCCCGAAACCTTGATTCAATCCGGGCCCCACATACTCGGTATCGAACGGCTTTACATTATTGTTTTTCATCGCAGGGTTAACTCTCGATTGATAGAAGTCGCTTTGATTTGGGGCGCCGTAAGCCCACTGCATGTTCGCCTCTGGTTTAAAGAGCGGGGCCTGTTCTATTTTTTTGATTACTTGCGACCCGCTTCCAATCATGTTATCCAACACCGTTTCGGCGATGTTTGCATTGAAAGTATTACCCTTTACCTTGCCTCCATTGAACGGCACCATATTATTGTGCTTGAACTGCTGAGAATCGAGATAATCTCCGGACATGGAGTATATTTGTTGAGGATTTTGTCCAACCGCTGCTCCTTTTCGAACCCTCTCTTCGTAAAGATTCTGGTTAAAATATTTGTCTGTGGCGGCGTTGGGATTTGGGTATTCTTGAACAGTGTCTACCAATTGATTTATGTTTGGGACAGGGAAATTTTGAGGCGGTGTATTTGTATTTGGCAAATAATTTGTCGGCTTTCCCATATTCGTAAACTTTTCTCTTGCGTCACATGGTTTATTTTTTTGATTTGATACTACATACATTCCTCCCAATGCAATTAAAGGGATTGCTAATTCCATAATATATATAAAGTATAATATTTTTATAAAGTTAATTTTGCAAGTTTGTAGATGCGCAAGAATTGTCGTGCATACAAGTTTTACCTCCCTTTATCAAATCGAAACTGGCAGGCAACAGATTGTTCGATTCGTTGATAACACAATCTCTCTTTGGTGTAAAATAATCCTTTTCTAAAATGCGAGTATTTAAGTTGTTGGAGAAAGACATACACGTATTTTCCTGAGGATTCAATGGTGGGTAATACCAGTCGACTTGTTCTTTGTCTCGAACCATCCACGCAGGAGCGATCGCCCTCGACTGTTCGGTGAAAACATTGTTACAATTGGGATACTTGATGGGTTCGTTCGGGACGTTGTAACTCTTGTAATTGTCTTTTCCTAAACAATCTCTGCCTATTTGTCGGTTTACGCCCAAAAGATCGCTTTCTAAATTGATAGTATTGGTTCTCATGTTGGCGCCCCACTTTTGAATAATAATTTGAGGATCTTCTATATAACATGGGTTCGATCCATTGCCGGGAACATTCAATATCCATCTACCCGGGTCGGTTGATTGTTGCAATTGTTTTTTAGTCCTACAAGGGTCGTAATAAAATCGAGTGCATGCCATTTATAATATAATTATATATAAAATATTTTGTAGACAATTGTAAATCATATTGAATAATAATTTAAATAGACTCGACTTATTATGTATTATGGAAATTATGGAAAATGGTTATATTCCCACGCTGTGTTTAAATATGATTGTAAAAAACGAAAGTAAAATCATTACTCGATTGTTTGATTCAGTTCTGCCTATTATTGATACATATTGTATCTGTGATACTGGATCGACAGATAACACTGTTCAACTGATTCAAGACTATTTCAACAGTAAAAACATAAAGGGAATCGTCGTAACAGAGCCTTTCCAAAATTTCGCTCACAATCGCAATTTTGCTCTGCAGAGTTGTTTGGGCTTATCGGATTATGTATTGTTGTTGGATGCCGACATGGTGCTCCAAGTTGGTAGTTTTAAAAAGGAAGTGTTAAAGGAATATGACGTCGGTTGTGTTTTACAAGGGAGCGACGATTTTTATTACCAAAACACGAGAATTCTAAAAAACAACGGGTTGTTCACCTACATCGGGGTAACGCACGAATACATATCGACACCGAGCGGAAGTAAAACGAAAACGTTTACAAAGAGTGACATTTTCATTCGAGATTTTGGTGATGGCGGATGCAAGAGTGATAAATTTGAGCGAGATGTTCGACTTCTTGAAGGGGCGATTGCGCTTGAACCGAATCACGATCGTTATCATTTTTACCTGGCAAACAGCTATATGGATTTGGGGAACCTAGAAAAAGCAGTTGAAAACTACGAGAAACGCATTCAAATTGGCGGTTGGGACCAAGAGGTGTGGTACAGTTATTACAAGCTTGGTTTTTGTCACAAAAGGATGGGAAACATTGATAAAGCAATTACTACGTGGATGGACGGATTCAACTATCTGCCAAATCGTGTGGAAAATTTATACGAAATTATTTATCATTATCGTATCGTGTCAAAACACAAATTGGCCAACCTATTCTATCAAACTGCGAAAGACATTGCGAATCTAAATTTGAATCGGGATGGATATTTGTTTTTACACAATGACGTTTACACGTATAAATTAGACAACGAGTATACGATTATTGCTTCGTATTTAGGGGTTAAGAATATAAACAACGAGGTCGTAAAGATCTTGAATAACTGTGGAGATGGCGGTGTGAAAGATAATTTACTTCGAAATATGAAATTTTACAAAGATGTATTGAAACCGTCGCATGTATTGAATTTCGACGACACAATTGAACAGACAGTTGATGGGAAATTGGTAAAGTTTCGATCGTCGTCGAGTTGCATCGTTCCAAAAAATGATTGGTCCGGCTATTTGTTTAATATACGATATGTGAATTACTACATCGACGGCGGCGGTGGATATTTGGATTGCAATGATCACATCATTACGATGAATCGATTTGTTGAACTAACAAATGATTATATAATTACAAATGATAAATTTTTCAATATCACTGACCCTACAAGACGTTATGTTGGGATCGAAGATGTCAGGATATTTCAAAACGCGGACGAGTTATTGTTTATTGGAACGGGTCAGTTTCAAAACAACAATCTAGGCATTGTTTACGGAAATTATGATGTGACCAAGAGTGAATTGGAATTCAAGGAATTGAGGGCGTCTTTCGTCGACAACAACTGCGAAAAGAATTGGGTATATGTGGATTACAAAAAGGCGACGCATATTATTTACAAGTGGTGCCCCCTGCAAATTTGCGATATTGACAGAGAAAACAACATGATCAATCTCGTAGAGGAAAGAAAAATGCCAAACATATTTAATAGGACGAGAGGATCAACGTGCGGGGTCAAGTATTTAAACAAACAAACAAACCGAGTCGAAATTTGGTTCGTGCTTCATATTGCGTCTTATGAACAACCTCGTCATTATTACGACATGATTGCGGTGTTTGACGAGGGGCTCAATTTGTTGCGTTATTCGGCTCCGTTCAAATACGAGGATGCACCAATTCAATATTGTATTGGGTTGATAGTTAAAGATGATTCCGTGATGATAAATTACAGTATATGGGACAGGACTACTCGGGTAGGTATTTACAGTAAAAAGTTAATCGATTCAATTGTTAAATACACGTAATAACGTAACCATAAAAAAATAATACAAAAACTACTTTTTATTATTTTTTCAATATTTGCTTATCATTATTTTGCCATGTTCGTAGGTTCTATATATGTCAAACAATTCTTTGTTTTCAAGATAGATAAAAAACCATATATTCACTTCCCATAAGAATGCTTTTCGTTCGTTGATAATATTCAAACATCTTTGTTTCATCAAATCTGCAAATTTACACAAACTCGCTTTATCGCCACCAAAAACACTTCCACCAAAATACCACATCGGTTTAGTGTAATATTCTTCATGATATTGTGAATCTAAATCCCAACAACCACCAGCTCTAATTTGTTGATATTTTTTTTGCGTCATTTTATATATTAATTCATGAAACTCATCATCGTCGATCATATCATAGTTACCAAAATCTATATTCATCATGTGATAAATACCAAAATCAATCCATATAAATTGTTCCGTTTGAAATGGGTCTAGCTCAATTGCTTGTTTTATCCATTCGGTTTTATTGGATTGAACGAACATATATTCTAATGTATCCTTCATAGGATTGCCTGAGATCATGTTAAAATCTGTTATTTTGTCTATATGTTCATATAAGTAGATGTCGGATTTTACTATAAAAACAAAATGAGTGTTTTGATAATTGTTCTCGTGCAAATATTGATCGTATACTGATTTTTCTATAAAAATAATCTTTTTGACATCATTTATTTCCAAGAGTCGACGTCCATAATCTATGTATTGTTCTACATTTCTAAAAGAATTCACATATGAGACAAACGCAGAAACTATTGTAGCGCTCATTTACAATATTTTTTCAATATAACATATATTTATATTGAAAAAATATTTATTTATTAATAATTGTCAATTAAATTATGATCGTGTTCGCAATCGTAGAAATCAAACAGTTCGGGATGTTCTTTGTATATTAAATACCATACATTCACCTCCCACATAATTGTATTTTTTTCGTTCATTGTTTGAATACACATATCTTTTGTCAACGAGGCAAATTCGAGGAGACGGTCTTTATTTCCCCCGAAAACTCCGCCTCCAAAATGCCAAATAACATCGCTGTAGGGATCTTCGTTATAATAGGTTCGATTGAATTTCCCCCAAACAGATCCTGTTCTTATTTTTTCATATGATTTGTTGTTCAGTTGTTCAATGCTATTTAAAAACTCGTCATCTCCACATTTAAATACGTATCTAATTCCAAAATCAACCCAGACAAAATTTTCGCTGTTAAACGGATTCATTTCGATGGCTTGTTTTAACCATTCAGTCTTGTTGCACATAAGAAAGAAGTAATCCATCGTATCTTTATCCTGCTTGGTTGTATGAATTCGCAAGTTTGTTAACAAGTGAACGTATTGATAGAGATAGATATCTTCTCTTCGAGTTACAATCAACCGTGTATGGTCGTTGGCATACACTTTTAGTTCTTCGTATGTCTCCGGATCGAGAAACACAATTTTGTTGATTTTCGCCTGCAAAAACGTTTTACCGTATTCTAAGTATTTTTCCAATTTGTAATCTTCGCGATGATTCATATTTCTTATAAATGCACTTACGACAGTAATGTTTTTTTTTCCTTCTTCCGCCATTCGTAAAAGATAATAAATCCGTTTAATATGTTTTGGATTGCAATTGTTTTTCTAAATCCATAAATAAGGGCCGTCGCCTTTCACGATGACGTCTTTTTTATACGGTTCGACGTCAATATCGAACCGCTTTCCTATTACAAGCCAATGGAATTTGCCGTTTTCGCCATAAACCGTAAATGCGTTGTTTTGAATTTCGTCGAAATTGTATACTTTCACGTTTCCATCATAAACCGCTGTAATTTGAATGGTAAAATCAGTTGCCAGATTCTTTACATATTCTGGCAATTTGATATCAACGCTGGCATTGTTTGTTATTTCTCCTTTACCCCTGTAATAAACCGCCGCCTCTGGGCCTTCTAAACATACGTGAATCAAATATTTGTTGCTTGGGTCGTCTGGATGGTCTATGATAAAGGATTTTCCCGGGGGGCCGGTAGGTCCTATACAATTTCTTCCAGTCGGGCCAACTGGTCCACTTGGACCTTGAAGTCCCGTATCACCCGCCGGGCCTATTGCGCCCTGCCCTGTTGGGCCTGTTGCGCCAGTGGGCCCTTGAGTTTTTAGTTCGCAACACCGTTGACTACCTATTGAATATCTTGACATTTATACATCATATGAAGATTTAAATATTTTTACAAATTCCATAAATATGGTCCTTTTCCAGATAAATTCACTTGTTCTTTTTCCGGCTCAATTAGAATGTCGTTTCTTTTACCGATTGCAATCCAATTAAACCTTCCATTCTCGCCGTAAACTGTAAAAGAGTTGCCTTCAAGTTCCGTAAAATTATACATTTTTAAACGTCCATCGTAAATGGGCGATACACTTATAGTAACATCAAGTGATAATTTCTTTACGTAAGCAGGCAGACAAATAACTACACTTTTGTTGTTTGTTATTTCCCCGCTTCCGCGATAAAAAACGCCCGCCTCGGGCCCTTCCAAGCAAGAATGAACCAAGTATTTGTTAACCGGATCGTCTGGATGATCGACAATAAACGTCTTTGAACCCGGAGGTCCGGTATCGCCTCTTCGACTTGGACCAATATGTCCCATCATACCCGTAGGGCCAGTAGGTCCTGTGTTGCCGGTGTTACCTTGGCCTGCTGGGCCGACTGGGCCAACTGGACCTATCCCTGCAGAAATACAACAGTTTTTTTTATTATAATATTTCGACATGTCTATTATATAGACATAAAAAATCAAGTAGAAGGTAGTGCTGCTAAACACAATTTAATTTCTCCTAGACTAGCAACGTTGTATTTAACAACGAGCGGCAGATCGTTTTCCAAGTAGACTTCGATCTGTGAACACAAATTGGTGCATTTAATAAAATATCCCAAATTTTTCAAGGAAAACTCGCCTTGAATCACCTTTGCGGCATCCTGCTTCAAAACAAACCCCATGCTTCCGTCTGATTCGGCTCGGTGAATCTCAGCCGATGCAAATTGTCCCGAACATTTAAATATCAGTTCATTGCCAACTGACTTAATCTCCAATTTATCAGAAATACACGACAAATCTCGAATAATCTTCTGGAAGTCAGCCGAAGGTAAATTTATAATCGAGGAGAATTTTACATCTGGATACTCGAGCTCCTCGGGCTCAGGCTCGATCAATCGCAACTTTTGCGTTTTGCATTGCTTAATTTCCCCATTCTCGAATTTCAGCGCTAAATGGGAAACGATGCCGTCCACATAGTCGGCATTTTCAATGTATATCGTCAACGTATCGTCGTTGTCGATCGAATTGATCAGCTTGAACAGATGAAACATGTTGACTCCAATGATAATTTTTTCCTTCTTGCACTCATAGAATTCAAAATTCTGGGCCGCTAAATGTAAATGGGCGAGGATTGTGTGAGATTTGTCCATGTTGATGATCCGGATTCCGTCGGGCTGAAACGAAATGTTCGTTTCCAATAAAATATCCTTGAGCGCCGTCATGAGCGTCCTAAACGGGGCGATTTGAACCGTCTTGATGGTCAATACATTCCCTTCCGTGGATGCCCCGTGATGTTCGATAAAATTAGCCATTATACTTGTAAATGTTCAAAATCTTTAAATCATTTGGATTTCAAACGCATATTTTACAATCTCAATAAAAAATGATTCGTGTATTCAATCGACGCATATACACCTTCATATAGAAGTTTTGGAAAATCTTCGTTTATGTTGAAATTTACGCCGTGTCTGTATACTACAACATTGGGTGTATTGTGCTCGTCCCAAAAATAATAGTTGTTCCAATATACGGGAAAATTGTTGGCGATGTACACACATTTGTTTAGAAAAACTTCGTTGTGCTTCAAATATTCGATGATTGGATATTTGGGTAGGAAATAAATTGTGTTATTCATCTTGTTTGACCAGACGATATATCTATGATGCATATAGCCACAATAATTCAACTCGGGATTCATTCCATCACAATTCAACCCATCGATCCTCCTTAAACTTTCGATTAACGGCGACGGAGTTTCGATGAAACCTCTCGATGATACTCGCATCATTTCTTGCAGCGCAAATTGTGGATTTGCAATGTCTTCCAACGTATGCCTACAGTAAACAAAATTGAAGAATTTGTCGACGACGGGCAATCTATCAAGATCCAAATCAATGTTGAATTTGTTTTTATCCTCAATGTTTTGTATTTTGGTCGTGTTGTTTTCAAAGTCGACGACGTGGGTTGCCTTTTTGAATGGTATTATGTTGCACCCGATATCAATCACGTTTTCTTGTATGTTTTTCGCATTCAAATAACCAACCAATTTATCAATGATCAATTCGTTTTTCCACCAAAAGTGATTTTTGACAACTGAACCAGTATCGGCAGGAACATTGTGAAAACTCGAGATCACATAGATATTATTAGGAACTGCTGCAACCATATTTATGATAAAATAACAAATAAGTATTTAAATAGTTGTTTGCAACATTAGAATATGAACGAATGTATTCAATCTATAACGGGGTTGTATGAAAAATACAAAGACAACGAATACATGTTGCAGAGGATCGAAAATCATATTGTCAATTATCTGCCTAAAACTCTCGAAAACGAGTGGTCCAATTTCGAAAAGAGGGTCGACAGACAAAATTTTCTCACGAAAGAGCAGCAAATTTTCATCCAAGTGTTCCTGAGCAAAAATCAGTATTTTTATCTGCCGACTAACAATTGTTATTACGAATACAACGGCAAACAATACACAATTGTAAAGGACGACGATATAATTCACAACTTATTGTCGAGTATTTCCAAAGACCGAACTCTGTTGCAGTGGAAATACAAGACAAAAATCAATATATTGAAACAAATCAAAGACCGAAATCTGTTCGGTTCGATTCCCGAAACGGACACAATCCAGAACATCCTCGGGTTGTTGTGCCCATTTATATTCTCAACAAAAAATGAAGCTAAATATTTTCTCACCATCGTGGGAGACAACATCCTAAAGAAGAACTCCAATCACATTTTCCTAGTCAGCCAAAAATACAAGAAAATGTTTATGGATCTTGACAGCATTGCCACGGCATCTATAGGAAATTCAAATACGACGCACAATTTTATGACGAAATACCACGAGAATCACTCTTACGAGAATTGTCGTTTGATCAAAATCAACGAAACATTTTCCAACGACACGTGGAAGAATATTGTGAGGAACAATGGTCTCGATCTGTTGTGTATAGCAGCGCATTATTCGATTCGTTACGGAGACGCGGATAAATTTATAGAAAATAAATCGGACGAAGATCTAAAATCCTACGTGTATTATTTGAAAAATACAACGACTGAAGAAATCGTCGATCGATTCTGTTTGAAGTGTGTCAATGTTTCGTCTACGTGCGTGAAACTCGAATGGAAGAATTTACATTTTATATGGAAACAATATCTCTCGAACTTGAATCTTCCTAGCATGATTTATTCAAATGCGCTGAAGACGATGTTACAAAATAAGTTTACTTTCGAAGAAGCGACAGATTCGTTTTTAAACATAACGAGCAGATATTTGCCGATCCACAGCGATTTTATCAATTTTTGGGAGACGTCAGTAACCGGACCAATTGATAACGAACTAGAAGTAGATGAAGTATGCTCGCTGTTCAAATTGTGGCCTTCGAAGATGACAAACGGTAACATAAACGAGGAAACTGTTATTAAAATTCTAAAACATTTCTTCCCAAATGTTGTGATAATAGAAGACAAATACATTTTGAATGTCAGTTGTATTTTATGGGATAAAAACAAAGACATTACNGATTCAATTGAATATATAAANGAGCAAGTAAATAATAATTATAAGTTGGCGTTGATATCNTTTGATGACGCNTACAATTATTATTANAATTTTTGTGTGTTACAGTCGAAAAAGTTGATCGTAAGTAAACGTTTCTTTGAAAAGTTTTTGTATATAAATCTTTCGCAGCATATTGTATACGAAAAGTTCATAGAAACTGAATGGTTCACTGCTAAATCGTAAAATTCCTTAATTTGCGTTACCTGCGACGAATTGAAGATCAACTCCAGATGTTCCAACGCCGCGGCCATCGTAGTCGGACGGGCTCAATGCGAGCATGTTGTTGCCTCCGCGCATTTTCCTGGACCTGGACCTAGACTTGGATTTAGACATGGACCTGGACCTAGACTTGGATTTAGACATGGACCTGGACCTAGACCTAGACTTGGATTTACTAGATGACTTGTTGAGCATAACGAACCCAAACTTACCCTTCCTGGTTCCATATCCCGCCTTAACAAGGCGCTTTTCCTTCTTGGCTGTCGCGTGCTTCGTCCTCGAAACGATGCGACCGGCCTTGTTTTGAAGCAAATGTCCTTTGGTGAGTCCTCCGGATGTTTTGAACGCAGTCCCGTGCCAAACTTGGGCGCGAGTTCCAATCAACATTTCAAACTTGTGGCCCTTAACAACGTATTTTCCATTGGTGCTTTTTGTGAAACGAGTCATTATAAAATTACGAGAGAAAATAAAACTCCACCTTATCCACTTTTAGAAAAAGTGGAGCAAAATCGCTTTAAAAAAAAGCGAGCAAAATGGATTTGGTTAAAAGCGATTTTTCTAAAAGCGATTTGGCTCAACCTTTTGAAAAGGTTGATTAGAACTTGTTCTTTGGAGGAGATCCTCCTCCGCCAGGTTGACCTTCGGTTCGTCCTAAATAATTTATGACTACCGGTTGACCCAAATAATAACTCCCGAATTGTGTGCTTCCTCCTACACTACTGTTGATTCGTTGGGCGATTCTTTGATTGTTGGATATGTTGGATGAATTGCTTTGTCGAATAAACTTGTCGTATTTATCGGGGATGCAAAAACACGTCGCCTCTTTGCCTTGCGCGCTATACAACGCGACATAATTAATCAAACGGCCCGTATTTGTGTTAGTTCTTGTCATAGTAAAATAAATCTATATTATAATGAATTTTATTATCCGTATATTAGCACAAACATTTGTTACATGCCTTATATTTGGTTATATTATTGTTATGAATGTATTGTATATTTTTTATACAATTCGTAGTATATTCATTAGCGATTGACATCAACATAAAAACAGCGTTTACATATAGGGATATGACGTCGTATTTTCTAAATCTAACGCCGACGCCCGGATGTGGGTTTTGCAACCAATTGTATTCGATTGTCGGGGTCTGCAGACATGCACATGAAAAGAACATAAAGCACATTTTTATAAGCAGATATCTAAAGGAAATTCACGGCACCGAATATTGTTACGTTAGCGACATTCTAAATATGGACAAGACGAACAAATACTTGAAAAAATACGACATTGTCCTCATTGATGGTTACGATTTCAGGTTCAATGTAGAAAGGGTCCGTTACGGTAACAAATCATACAATATCGATATAACGGAGCAAATAGCGAGAGACTTCTGCAAGAATAAAGAGTTGTCAATCGAAAAACGTGTCAATTTAAACTCGATCAAAGGAGATCCATACGAATATTTCAAAAAAAAGTTTTTCGTTGATGTAAAGGGTCAAAGGTCGTTGTTTGTCACCTATTCGATCAACGATATACTGTTTGAAAATGAATATGAAACAAGGAATGGGTTTCTAACAAATGCGGTTAACATCAATTATCGCGATTTGAACTACGTTCCCACTCTACAAACATACAATGACGGAACGCCTCTTTTCCAAGAAATGGTTGGTAATTTTGTATTCAGCGACGACATAATCCAAAAATCGCAAGATTTCGTAAAAAACAACATAGACCAAAATAAAAAGGTCAACACGATTCATCTGCGATTGGAAGATGACGCGATTGCGCATTGGGGAAAAGAAAGCAAATATACCGATCTTCACTTGTATAAATTGAGATTGGAATCAAATTACATTCGAATCATCAAACAGTTTATCGAGAAAGATTCCATCACAATTTTACTTGCCAGCGATTACGACAATGCGGTAGTTGCGTTTTTGAGAGACAACCATTACAATTTCATTCAAACTCCAAAACTGTCTCCTTACAGAGACGTGTCGGCAATCATCGACATGCACATCGGTCAAACCTGCAACAACGTGTGCATCGGCGTTCAAGAATCTACGTTTAGTTATTCTCTCTTCTTTCGCTCGAAACCCGATGTAAAAAAAATAATTTTATACTACACGAATGTTGAACATCAGGGGTCGATTTTATTATAAAAATGAAACGACATAAATATAAACAGGCAAACTCATATAACACAATGACCGACTTGAAAGACAAGTATCAACAAAAGACTGACAAACAGCACATTCTCGACAACCCCGACACGTATATCGGGTCCGTCGAAAATGTAGATGCTGATTTGTGGATCATGAACGATTCGGGAGACAAGATTGTGAAAAAAAATACAACATATATTCCCGGATTGTTCAAGTTGTTCGACGAGGCGGCCGTAAACACGCGCGACCACGTCGTAAGAATGGCGCAAGCGATTTCAAATGATGTGCCCAATTCACTGCCCGTTACCGCAATCGACATCACAATTCAAGACGATGGAACAATCGTGATGATGAACGACGGCAACGGAATCGATGTGGCCGAACACCCCGAATATAAAATATGGATCCCCGAGTTGATCTTCGGGCACCTGAGGACTTCGACGAATTACGACAAGACAGAAAAAAAAATCGTGGGGGGGAAGAACGGATTTGGGTTCAAGCTGGTTTTGATTTGGTCGACGTATGGGCAGATCGAGACGGTGGATCATGTGCGCGGTCTCAAATATGTTCAAGAGTTCAAGAACAACCTGGATGAAATTTGCAAGCCGTCGATTACAAAGTGCAAGACGAAACCGTATACGAAGATCACGTTTAAACCAGACTACAAGAGACTTGGGATCAGCGGTTTATGTCCGGACACAATTGCCTTGTTGAAAAGGCGTGTTTACGACATCGCTGCCGTAACAGATAAAAATTTAAAGGTGAAATACAATTCGACGTTGATTCCAGTTAAGAATTTCCAGCAATACATTGATTTGTATATTGGCGACAAAGCAGCGGCTCCTCGCGTATACGAGGAGGGCGACGGACGATGGGAATATGCCGTCGGGTTGTCGCCAAGCAGCGAATTTTCGCAAGTGTCGTTTGTAAACGGAATTTACACTTCAAAGGGCGGGAAGCACGTCGAATATATATTGAACCAAATCACCCGCAAGATGGTCGATTACATCGATAAGAAAAAGAAAGTCAAGGTGAACCCGAATTCAATCAAGGAACAGCTGATTCTGTTCTTGCGATGCGACATTGAGAATCCCGCATTCGATAGTCAAACGAAAGACTTCATGAACACTCCTTCATCCAAGTTCGGGTCGAAGTGCGACGTGAGCGACAAGTTCATTGAAAAGCTCGCCAAGATGGGCGTCATGGATGCTGCTTGTGCCATCACCGAAGTCAAGGAAACAAAGGCCGCGAAAAAAACGGATGGAACGAAGACGAAGAGTATTCGCGGCATTCCTAAACTGACAGATGCAAATTGGGCAGGCACCGACAAATCCAAGGAATGTATCCTAATTTTGTGCGAAGGAGATTCGGCAAAGGCAGGCATCATTTCAGGGCTGTCGTCGACGGACCGCAACATCATTGGAGTGATTCCAATGAAGGGAAAGATGTTAAACGTTCGCGGCGAGACGAGCAAAAAAATCGCAGAAAATAAAGAAATTGTCGATATCAAGAAGACCCTTGGCCTCGAGACAAACAAGGAATACAAGACAATCGACGATGTGTACAAACACCTGAGATACGGGAAAGTATTGTTTATGACGGACCAAGATTTGGACGGCAGTCACATCAAAGGACTGGGAATCAACTTGTTTCAGTGTGAGTGGCCGAGCCTCGCGGAAATTCCCGGATTCATTGGGTTCATGAACACCCCCATATTGAAGGCCAAGAAAGGGAACAACGAAATTGTATTTTACAACGAGGGCGAATATGAAGAATGGAAAAAGACAAACGAATCCACAGGATGGGTCGTCAAGTATTACAAGGGACTTGGAACCAGCACGGGCAAAGAGTTTCGCGAATATTTCGAGAAGAAGAAGATTGTCGGGTTCGAGCACAACGGCAAGGACAGCGACGACGCGATCGACATGGTGTTCAACAAAAAACGAGCGGACGACAGGAAAGATTGGTTGGAGGAATACGACCGCGAATCCTATTTGGACACGAACCAAACGACGGTGAGTTACGACGACTTCATAAACAAAGAATTAATCCACTTTTCCAAGTATGATTGCGACAGGAGCATCCCAAATTTGATGGATGGCATGAAAATCAGTCTGCGGAAAATATTGTATTCTGCATTCAAAAAGAATTTGACGACCGAGATCAAGGTCGCGCAGTTCAGCGGATACGTGTCTGAGCATTCGTGCTACCACCACGGCGAAGCCAGCTTGAATCAGGCCATCAAGGGAATGGCGCAAAATTACGTGGGCTCAAACAACGTGAACTTGCTGATCCCATCGGGACAGTTCGGCACGAGGTTGAAGGGGGGCGACGACAGCGCGTCGGAGAGGTATATATTTACGGCGCTGAACAAAATTACGCGTTGCATATTTCCCGTGTTGGACGACAATGTGTTGACGTATTTAAAGGATGATGGAACGTCAGTGGAACCCATATTTTATGCGCCGATTATTCCCATGGTTCTAGTCAACGGATCGAAGGGGATTGGCACCGGATTCAGCACGGACATTATGTGCTACAATCCCATAGAAATTATCGATTGTTTGAAGATGAAATTGAACGATACATATATCGAAACTGAATTTGTTCCGTATTACGAAGGGTTCATCGGCTCCATCCAAAAAATGACGGATCAAAAATATTTGATCAAGGGCAAATACGAAAAGATAGATGCAGATAAAATTCGGGTGGTCGAGTTACCGGTTGGATTCTGGACCGACGATTTCAAGGAGCTGCTCGAAAATCTCATAGACCCCGGTCTAGATAAGACTGGGAAAAAAATCGTAAACGTCGTAAAGGATTATCAGGATATGAGCAAAGACACGACTGTTGAATTCACAATAACGTTTGTGAAGGGTCAACTGGATGTAATGGAAGCGTCGGTAGACGAGAATGGATGCAACGGAACCGAAAAGCTACTCAAATTATATACGACAAACACGAACACGAACATGCATTTGTTCGACGCAAACGACAAATTGAAAAAATACAAAACGGTTATTGAAATTATAGATGATTATTTCGTAACGAGATTGGAATTGTATGCGAAGAGAAAGGATTACATGATAAAGGCGCTGGAAAATGAACTACTGTTGTTGAAAAACAAGGCGAAATACATACAGGAGAATTTGGACGGGACGATTGATCTGCGGAAAAAGACGAAGGAGTGCGTTTCCAATTTGTTAAAGGATAAAAATTACGAAGTTATTGACGGGGACGCTGATTATAAATATTTGACGAAAATGACGATGGATAGTGTGACGAAGGAAAACGTAAATCGTTTGTTTTTAGAACATGAAAATAAGATTGTAGAATTGAACATTGTCAAAAATACCACGACACACGAGATGTGGTTGAACGAACTGGAAAAACTGCGCGCGGAATATTTGAAATACAAAGAAGATCGACAAAGACCCGACACGAAAATCTTGAAAAAGAAGATCGTCGCTAAAACCAAAACGAAATTATAATATCTTGTTTAATGTATAAATGACGTTTGCACTTACATATGACGGTTCTGGTAACGTAAACGGATTTACCGGCACACCACCATCGACGTTGGTTATACCATCAACAACTCCCGTGGGAGGTTTACCTGTAATCGGCATTGCTGATACAAATTTTCAGACTGGCCAATTAGGAGTGTTTAAAAATCAGTCACAAATTACTTCCATTTCTTTTCCATCTTCGTTGACATATATAGGTCAACAAGCATTCTGCAATGGGACAGGTCTTAGTTCGCTTACACTTCCACCAAATTTAATTACGATATCAAGTCTTGCATTTTTGAATTGTTCGAATATATTAGGATTATTAAATATACCCGCAACAGTGACATATATAGGAGCCGAAGCATTTTCGGGTTGCACAGGTTTAACTAGTTTATCGATTCCAAGCGGAATTACATCGTTTGACAATGGCGCTTTTATAGGTTGTTCGGGAATAAGATCTGTTACAATCACATATAACCCAGTGAATCCTGTCATTGGGAATTATACAGCGTTAAGTAGTTTGACAAATTGTGGCTTAACAATCAGTTCCGGTATAACCACTATTAGCGCGAGTTCGTTTTACAGTTGTCGCGGTCTTGTAGGAAGTTTGACTATCCCGAATAGTGTTACTTCTATTGGAGACTTTTCGTTTAATTTGTGCAGGGGATTTAATGGAACTTTAACATTATCTAATCAATTAACTTCAATTGGCGATTTAGTGTTTAATCAATGTTTGAATTTTAATGGTCCTCTTACGATACCATCAAGCGTTACTTCGATTGGTGTTGGCGCATTTGAAGGATGTTTGAATTTTAATGGAAATCTTACGATACCATCAAACGTTACTTCGATTGGTGTTGGCGCATTTATGGGGTGTTCTGGTTTGACGGGGCCTTTGATTCTACCGTCTGGTTTGACAATTATAGACGTTAATACGTTTTATGGCTGTTCTAACCTTAGTGGAACTTTGACAATACCAGCGGGTGTTACTAATATTTATAAAGGAGCATTTTACGGCTGTTCTAAACTCACGGGAACTTTATCCATTTCGGACAGTCTTATGAACATTGGTGCTTATGCATTTCAAGGTTGTGTCTTTGATGGAACTTTGTCGATACCAAATACGGTTGAAACAATTGGCGCTAACGCGTTTTTTGGTTCACAGATAACATCAGTTATAATAACACGTAACAGTTCAACCACATCGACTGGATTTTATAGTGGTCTAAGCGATTTACAAAATTGTAGTTTAACAATCAATGATGGAATTACATCAATTCCAAGCCGCGCATTTCAGGGTTGTTCAAACTTTATAGGAACTTTAACTTTGCCAGTTAGTGTTATAAATGTTGCAGACTACGCATTTGCAAAATGTTCTAATCTCAATATAATTTTACCAGTCAACTTACAAACTATTGGTTCGTATGCATTTGATGGTTGCACCAGTTTATCCAACACATTGACATTATCGACTAGTATTCTTCAAATTGTCTCCAACGCATTTTCAAATTGTCCTCAAATTAATGCAGTCGTTGTAAAATACAATTCGTTGAGCGCAACCCAATACATAAGAGATTATAGCGGATTAAGCAGTTTGTCGTCTTCGTGTAGTTTAACAATAAATCCAGGTATATTTTATATTAGTGCGAATGCGTTTTTAAACTGTGCTTGGATAACAGGAACATTGACGTTACCTAGTGGTATTACTTCAATTGGAACAAATGCGTTTATAAATTGCCCGAACCAAACTGCAATTGTTATAACAGATAATTCGTCAAATCATGTCATCGGTGATTATACAGGTCTAAGGAATTTGACAAATTGCAGCTTGACAATTAACAGCGGTATAACGACTATTAACGCAAACGCGTTTTCGGGATGCGCCGGATTCAATGCGTTGATGTTACCAAGTGGTATTACTACAATTGGGGCTGGAGCATTTTTGGGTTGTTCGAAAATAAATACGGTTGTCATAACAAATAATCCATTGAACACCATCGTTAGAAATTATAGCGGACTAAGCGGTTTAACTACTCCTTGTAGTTTAACAATAAATCCGGGTATAACTGATATTAGCGCTAATGCATTTTCTGGTTGCGCTGGATTCAATACGTTGACGTTACCAAGTGGTATTAATACAATTGGAACTGGGGCATTTACTAACTGCAAAAATATAAATTCGCTTACCATAACAGATAATTTGTCGAATCACGTGATTGGAAATTATAGCGGACTAAGCAGTTTGACGCCTCCGTGCAGTTTAACGATTAATTCTGGTATAACTGATATTAGCGCGAATGCGTTTGCAAACTGTGCTTGGTCAACGCAGGCTCCATTGATTTTACCAATTGGAATTAATACAATTGGCGCAAATGCATTTAATGGGTTTGTAGGATGTACTACTTTATCCATACCTAGCGGCATTAGTCAAATTGGTGCAAACGCATTTGTGGGAGCTTGGATACAAACTATTAATATAATATGCAATCCATTGAACCCGACCATATACGATTATAGTGGTTTAAGTCTTGGAACTAATGGTTGTGTTGTAAATATTGGTTCTGGTATTACAGGTATAAACGCAAACTCATTTTTGAACTGTAAAACTTTTAACACATTGAATTTTCAATCACCAAGTTTAATAAGAACAATTGGATCCGGAGCTTTTTCTGGTTCAACATTTGGACCGATCTCGTTGCCTTGTGGGATAACGACGATTGGTTCCGGTGCATTTTATAATTGTCCAAGAATAACAGTACTTACTATAACAAACGACTCGTCTTACAATTCAATTGTCGGTAATTATAGTGGATTGAGCGATTTAAATTGTAATTTAGTAATCAATTCTGGTATAACCGATATAAGTGCAAACGCATTTTTAAATTGTGTTGGGTTTAATAATAAGTCGTTCACTTTACCAAACACAGTTTCAACAATTGGAGCTAACGCGTTTTCGGGTTGCATCGGGTTTACAGGAAATTTGACTTTGCCGCCAGGTATTACGACGATTGGTTCCAATGCGTTTTCTGGTTGTTCAGGATTGACAGGAACTTTGACAATACCGAGTGGTATTACCACGATCGGTGCTAATGCGTTTTCAGGATGTCTAGGTATAACCACAACAAACATAACAAATAATTTGTTGAACAGCGTAATAGGAATTTATAGCGGATTGAGTGATTTGTCTTGCAATTTAAATATTGGTTCTGGTATAACTGATATAAGTGCAAACGCATTTTTAAATTGTGGTGGGTTTAATAATAAGTCGTTTACTTTACCAAATACTATTTCAACAATTGGAGCTCATGCATTTTCAGGTTGTTCTAATTTAGGCCCGTCTTTATCGATGCCTTGTAACATTGCAACGATTGGTTCTAATGCGTTTTCAAGCTGTCTAGGAATAACAGCTCTTACTATAACAGCTCCTAGTGCAATAAATATGAACAATTTCATAGGAGATTGTCATGGGCTGAGCGATTTGTCTTGCAATTTGACAATTAATAAGGGTATATACTTTATAAATAATTCTGCATTTGTAAACTGCAATAAATTGAATAATGTGATTTTTCAGTCGCCAAGTAATCTTTATACAATCGGTCCTTTAGCATTTTCGGGTTGTTCTGGGTTTTCATCGTTAACTATACCAAGCGGTATTACGTCAATTGGTGTGAATGCGTTCAAAAATTGTTCGAATGTGAAAAATCTTACAATCGCATCCAACTCAAATGACACAACAATACACGACTATAGTGGAGTAAGCGATTTGTCGGGATGTAGCTTAACAATCAATGATGGAATAACATCGATTTTAGATAGTGCATTTTCAGGTTGTAATCAATTAACCGGTGTGACATTCCCTCCAAGTCTAGCTTCAATCGGGTCTAGTGCGTTTTCGGGTTGTTCTAGGTTATCTGGAACATGGAGTGTGCCTGCAAATGTAACTATAATAAATAGTTCGGCGTTTGCATATTGTTCGGGTTTCGCGGGTACACTAACTATACCGTCCACTATAACATATATAGACGCATATGCATTTTCTTATTGCACTGGATTTTCATCATTGATCCCGAATCCTTTGCCGAGTGGTGTGAGAAATTCATTTGCGTTCTATGGGACTTCATTATAATTGTGACTATTGAACAAAATTTACGATTTTTATATACTCATATATAAATGTCGTTTGCTCTTACATTTGATAATACGACAGGCTATGTAAACGGATTTACAGGAACTCCGCCATCGGCATTGAGTATACCAAGCATTATACCCGGGACTAGTATACCTGTAATCGGTATTGCTGATACAAATTTCCAGACTGGCCAATCAGGAGTGTTTAAAAATCAGTCACAAATTACATCAATTTCTTTTCCATCTTCGTTGACATATATAGGTCAACAAGCATTCTGGGGAACAAGCATTAATTCGCTTACACTTCCGTCAAAATTAATTACGATATCAAGTCTTGCATTTGTAAATTGTTCGAATATATTAGGATTATTAAATATACCCGCGACAGTGACATATATAGGAGCCGAAGCATTTTCGAGTTGTACGGGTTTAACTAGTTTATCGATTCCAAGTGGAATTACATCGTTTGACAATGGCGCTTTTATAGGTTGTTCGGGAATAAGATCTGTTACAATCACATATAACCCAGTGAATCCTGTCATTGGGGATTATAAAGCGTTAAGTAGTTTGACAAATTGTGGCTTAACAATCAGTTCCGGTATAACCACTATTACCATGGAAGCGTTTTCGAACTGTAGCGGCCTTGTAGGAAGTTTGACAATCCCGAACAGTGTTACTTCTATTGGATTCGGCCCGTTTTCTGGTTGCATTGGATTTAATGGAACTTTGACATTATCTAATCAATTAACTTCAATCACTTCATATGCGTTTGATGGTTGTTCGGGTTTTACAGGAAGTTTGTCGATCCCGAACAGTGTTACTTCGATTGGTTCCAATGCGTTTAATGGTTGTTCAGGATTTAATGGAACATTGACAATACCATTAAGCGTTACTTCAATTGACACTTACGCATTTTCTGGCTGTTCGCATTTTACAGGTTCACTTTCGATACCAATTAGTGTTACTTCGATTGGAAACTTTGGTTTCTTGAGTGATGCAGGTTTTTCGACAATATCGATATATAGTAATCTTAATCTTAATTATAGCGTATTTTTAAACTGTGTTACACCTACGACAAATTCAAATCCAACGACTAATCTTACATACGACGGTTCAGGTAAGGTAACTGGTTTCACAAGTGCACCCCCATCATTGTTGGTTATACCAAGCGTTGTTCCAGGGACTACTACTCCAGTAATCGGTATTAATGACGGAGTATTTATAAACCAATCACAAATTACGTATGTTTCTTTTCCAAACACGGTGAACTACATTGGTTCGTCATCGTTTTACGGATGTAATGGTCTCACTTTGATAGCACTACCAAGTTCGTTGATTACAATTGGTGTAAGTGCATTTAATTCTTGCACAAACTTAGCTGGGATATTAACTATACCTACAGGAGTGACAACAATCAACGCTAATGCGTTTTCAACTTGTGCACAATTAACATCATTGTCGATTCCAAGCGGTATAACAACGCTTAACAATATCGCATTTTCAAGTTGCACTGGAATACGATCTGTTACAATAACGTATAATTCATCGAATCCTGTCATTGGAGATTATACAGCATTAAGTAGTTTGACAAATTGTGGCTTAACGATCAGTTCCGGTATAACAACCATTAGTGATTACTCATTTTTGAATTGTAGCGGTCTTGTAGGAAGTTTGACTATCCCGAATAGTGTAACTTCTATTGGACCCGGTTCGTTTTCTGGCTGTTATGGTTTTACAGGAACATTGACAATACCTTTAAGCGTTACTTCAATCGCCAATAATGCGTTTTCTAGTTGTTATGGTTTTACAGGAACCTTATCAATACCCACTAGCGTTGTTTCAATTGGAATGAGGGCGTTTTATAACTGTGCCGGGTTTACAAACATTTTGTTATATACAACAACTTCAATTGGAGCTGGCGCGTTCACTGGTTGTGTTAATCCTACATATAATTATTCTCTTACATACGACATTTATGGCAATGTAAACGGTTTCGTCGGCACATTTTCGTCACAAGTGTCCTCGTTGGTTATACCAACTACAGTCCCGGGGTCAGGTATACCCGTAATCGGTATTGCCAATACAAATGTCCAGACTGGTCTAGTAGGAGTATTTAAAAACCAATCGATCATAAGTTCGATTTCTTTTCCAAATACATTGACATATATAGGGTTACAAGCATTTTCGGGTTGCACAGGTATAACTAGTTTATCGATACCAAGTGGTATAGCAGTTATCAGTGCAAACGCGTTTCAAGGTTGTTCCCATATAACCTCTGCTACAATAACATATAATTCGTTAAACTCTTCGATTGGGCTCTATAGCGGACTAAGCGACCTATCGGGTTGTAGTTTAACAATCAACGCGGGTATAACCGATATCAGTTCGAATGCGTTTTATGGTTGTTCGGGGTTTACGGGAAGTTTGTCGATCCCGGACAGTGTAACTTCTATCGGTCCCTATGCATTTTACGGATGTTCAAGATTTAATGGAACGTTGACGTTATCTAATAATGTGCAAACAATTCAGGATCACACATTTTACAATTGTTTGGGTTTTTCAAGTTCGCTTTCAATACCAATTAATGTGTCAACAATTGCCACATACGCATTTTATGGTTGTTCGGGGTTTAATGGAACTTTGACTGTCCCGCTTAGTGTTACTTCAATTGGCACTTACGCATTTTCAGGCTGTTCGCACTTTACAGGTTCACTTTCGATACCAATTAGCGTTACTTCGATAGGAAATAGTTGTTTTGCTAACTGTTCGATTTTTTCGGCGATATCGTATTATCTTGGAACTGCAATTGGAACTAACTCATTTCAAAATTGTGTTACACCTACGACAATTTCAATTCCAACAACTTATCTTACATATGACGGATCAGGTAATGTAACGGGTTTCACAAGTGCACCCCCATCATTGTTGGTTATACCAAGCGTTGTTCCAGGGACTACTACTCCAGTAATCGGTATTAATAACGGAGTATTTGCAAACCAATCACAAATTACGTATGTGTCGTTTCCTAATACAGTAACATACATTGGTTCATCGTCGTTTTATGGAACAAACCTAGTTGTATTACCTTTACCAAGTTCGTTGATTACAATTGGCGACAGTGCATTTTATTATTGTTCAAACTTAGCTGGGATATTAACTATACCTGTCGGGGTGACAACAATTGGTAATTATGCATTTGGAACTTATTCTTCTGGCTTAACGAGATTATTACTGCCTAGTGGCATAACGACATTTGGCGGTGGTGTATTTTTAAGTTGTTCGGGTATCAAATCAATTGTAATAACAGCAAACCCTTTGAATCCCGTAATTGGAAATTATAGTGGGCTGAATGGTTTGGTATGTAGTTTAACAATTGGTTCTGGTATCACCGATATTAGCGATAATGCGTTCAGCTCTTGTACGAGTTTTACAAGTTTGACAATTCAACCTTCACCAAATAATACTACTATTATTGGTAACAGTGCATTTTACAATTGCACGGGTTTTTCGGGAAATTTGTCTTTGCCAAGTAATATAATTTCAATCGGTCCAATTGCTTTTGCAGGATGTGCCGGGTTTTCAGGACCTTTGATATTAACACAAGGCTTACAATCCATTGGTTCTGAAGCATTTCAAGGTTGTGGTTTTACGGGGTCTTTGATAATACCAAATAATGTGACTTCAATTGGTTTTGAAGCATTTGTGGCATGCACAGGTTTCTCTGGAACACTAAGTTTACCAAGTGGGTTGACGTTTGCATCAGGGGCACCACCATTTGTAGCTATGACTCGTTTTACTAATCTTACAATTTCGTGTAATTCAGCGAACCCTGTTATAGGAACAACATATTTGAACGCTTTTAATGGTTGTCCTAATCTGGGTAGTTTAATTATAAGTGCGGGGATAACTACTATTGCCGATGGAGCATTTCAATATTTCGGTCGTTTTTACGGGGCTTTGTCGTTACCTAGCGGCATTACAAAACTAGGCAATTCCGTGTTTTATGGCGCGGGTGGATACGATAAATTGATTGGACCCGGAATAACATCAGTTATAATAACAGATAATCCAACAAACCATGCTATTGGAAATTATGCAGCATTAAATAGTGTATCAAACGCGAGCGTTACTGGTATAAGCAGTCCGTTAAAATTTGGTTTAACTATCAATCCCGGTATAACCGATATAAGCGCGAATGCATTTGCAAATGTTTCAAATATATCAGGAGGTTTGAATTTACCAAGTAGCGTTGCTACAATTGGTAACAACGCATTTGTCAATTGTTCAAATATTAGTTCGTTTTCAGCTAACGGGATTACATCGATAGGTTCGAGTGCGTTTTATGGTTGTTCTGGATTAACAACTTTATCTGTACCAACCGGTATTACATATATAGGTTCTGGGGCATTTTCAAATTGTCCGCAAATTACATCTGTCATTATATCGCCAAATTCCAATTCTACCAATGTCATTGGAGATTATAGCGGATTAAGCGGTTTATCGCCTCCGTGTAGTTTAACAATAAATCCAGGTACAACCCAAATTAATGCAAGCGCATTTTCGAACTGTTCGTGGATAACTGGAACATTGACGTTACCTAGTGGAATGACTTCAATTGGAACAAATGCATTTACAAATTGCCCGATCCAAACTGCAATTGTTATAACAGATAATTCGTCAAATCATGTCATCGGTGATTATACAGGTCTAAGGAATTTGACAAATTGCAGCTTGACAATTAACAGCGGTATAACCGATATCAGTTCGAATGCATTTTCAGGATGTAGTGGGTTTCAAGGAACGTTGACGTTACCAAGTGGTATCACTACAATCGGGTCTGGAGCATTTTATGGTTGTTTGAGGATTAATGCGGTTGTTATAATTGCAAATTCTAATAATACCGTTGTTGGGGATTATAGCGGACTAAGCGGATTAACAAAATGTAGTTTAACAATAAATCCTGGTATAACCTATATTAACGCAGCTTCGTTTTCTGGTTGTAATGGATATGCAAGTTTATTTATACCTGCGGGTATTAATACAATTGGAACTGGGGCATTTTATGGTTGTCCAAATATAAATTCGCTTACCATAACAGACAATTCGTCGAATCACGTCATAGGAAATTATAGCGGATTAAGTAGTTTGACATATCCATGCAGTTTAACGATTAATTCTGGTATAACTGATATTAGCGCGAATGCGTTTTCAAATTGTTCCTGGTTCAATCAAAATAGCACATTGACTTTGCCGATTGGTATAAATACAATAGGCGCCAATGCATTTAGCGGATGTTTCGGGTTTACAACATTATCGATACCAAGTGGGATTGTTCAACTTGGTGCAAATTCGTTTAATATGAAAGGCATAACACAAGTTAATATAACGAGTAATACCTTTATTGGAGATTATAGTGCAATTAGCAGTATACAAGGATCGTGCATTTTAAACATTGGACCTGGAATAACGTCTATAAACGCAAATGCATTTGCAGGATGTACTTGTTTTACTAGTGTGACTTTTTCCTCGCCAAGTTCTATAAATACAATTGGTGCTAGTGCATTTTCAGGATGCAATTCATTGACCGGAAATTTACTTTTGCCTTGTGGTATTAGATCAATTGGTAACGGAGCGTTTTCTGGAGGCGCTGCAGGAAGTAATAGAATAACAACTCTTACCATCACAAATACTTCGGCAAACAACAGTACTACAATTGGTGATTATCACGGGCTGAGCGATTTAAATTGTAATTTAATAATCAATTCTGGTATAACCGATATAAGTGCAAATGCGTTTTATGGATGCCTCGGTTTAACGAATTTGAGTTTTCAATCACCGAGTAATATCTTGACAATTGGTAACAACTCGTTTTCGGGTTGCAGCGGGTTTATAGGAAATTTGACTTTACCACAAGGTATTACGACAATCGGGACTAGTGCGTTTTCTGGTTGTTCGAATTTAAATTTAATCAGTTTGACGTTACCGAGTGGTATTGCGACAATTGGAACTGGGGCATTTTCGAACTGTCCTGGAATAAATTCCGTTACAATAACAAAGAATTCGTCAAATCAGGTCATATATGATTATAGTGGATTGAGCGATTTGAATTGTAAGTTGACGATCAATTCGGGTATAACCGACATAAGTGCAAATTCATTTTTAGGTTGTAACGGATTCACGAGTTTGACTTTTTCATCGCCAAGTTCTATAAATATAATTGGCGCAGGTGCATTTTCAGGTTGTTCTAATTTAGGCCCGGCTTTATCGATACCAAGCGGTATTACGACAATTGGAACACACGCGTTCCAAAATTGTTCAAATGTAACAAATCTTACAATTACAACCACGTTGAATAATACAGTTGGAGATTATCATGGTCTAAGCGATTTATCTTGTAATTTGACAATTAACAACGGAATAACATCAACAAGTTCTTCTTCCTTTTCGGGTTGCGCAAAGTTTACAGGAAATTTGACTTTACCAAACAGTATTTCAACAATTGGTAATAACTCATTTTCGGGTTGTTCTGGGTTGTCATCGTTAACTATACCAAGCGGCATTACGTCAATTGGAGCGAACGCGTTCCAAAGTTGTTCAAATGTAACAAATCTTACAATCGCGTCCAACCCGAATAACACCGCAATAAACAACTACAGTGGAGTAAGCGATTTGTCGGGATGTAGCTTAACAATCAATAATGGAATAACATCGATCAATGATTCTGCTTTTTCGGGTTGTAGTAAATTAACGAGCGTCTCGTTCCCTGGCACTATATCGTGGATTGGCCCTAGCGCATTTTCAGGTTGTTCTGGATTATCTGGAACATGGAATGTGCCTTCGGGTGTAACTGCAATAAACAACTATGCATTTCAAAATTGTTCGAGTTTTACAGGTACACTGACTATACCTGCTACCATAACATCTGTAAATGCGTATGCGTTTTCTGGTTGCACCGGATTTACATCGTTGAGCGTCGCGTCACCATCTACTACTGCTGTTAACCCAACAGCATTTACGGGGGATCAAATACATTACCCTTAAAATTGTGAAATCTCCTTACACCGACCAGATCTCGATTTAGAAAACACACGTTGATCTAAAACATTTGCGGGAAGTTCCTTTTCACAATTGCTACTAAAAAGTGCATTTGTGAAAAAAACACATTTGAGAATTGTGTTATTGAGCACATCTTTCATGGTTTTTATATGTTTATATGTATAATGTCGTACACTCTTACATATGATAATTCTGGCAATGTAACTGGAATGACAGGCACAGCTTCAGGCACATTGACAATACCCAATATAACTCCTGCCGGGGCACCTGTGCCAGGTATACCCGTAATCGGGATTAACAGTAGTGTATTTTCAGGTAAAACAGGGTTCACAACACTAAATTTATCGAGCAATACCAATTTAGCCACAATTGGTACAAACGCATTTTCAAGTTGTTCGGGTTTTGGAGGAATTTTAGATTTATCTGGTTGTACTAGTTTAACATTAATAGATACATCAGCATTTCTATTCTGCTCAGGATTTTCGGGATTGATTTTACCACCCAATTTGATTACAATAGGGGATCAGGCATTTCAAGGTTGCAGTAAATTTGTAGGAAATTTGACAATACCAAATAGTGTGATTACTATGTCGGCGGGGGGAACAGGATCATTTTTCAATTGTGTAGGGTTTGATGGGACATTGACAGTCCCAAATAATTCAGCTGCTTCGTATGCTGATTCAACGTTTAAAAATTGTATTTTTAGTTCGGTCGTTATAACTTATGTAACTGGTACTATAAGCAATATATCTTTTAAAACTATGACATCTAAATACAATTTAACAATTGGGGCGGGTATTACTTCAATTGCGGATGGAACGTCAAATACAAATGGTGTATTTAATAATTCTTTAATGACAAGTGTAATATTTCCAACAGGTTTTACTCAAATAGGTAATTATTCATTTTATAATTGCCTTTATTTATCTGGATCGTTGAGTTTACCATCTGTAACAAAAATCGGTATATCAGCTTTTCAAAATTGTTCGGGGTTTAATGGAACGTTGAGTTTACCATCTGCAATAACAATTGGTTCAGGTGCATTTCAAAATTGTAATTTTAATGGCCAGTTGATAATACCAAATACAGTTACGTCACTTGGTACGTATGCATTTTACGGTTGTGTTAAATTTTCTAGTTTGAGTTTTGCATCGCCGTGCCAGATTACTTCATTAAACTTGCAAGAATTTTCTGGTTGCAGTGGATTTAAGGGAACGCTGATAATACCAGATTCTGTAACGTTTCTAGGGACCAGTGTGTTTGCATCTTGTTCTGGGTTTACAGGACTAATATTCTCTGCTAATTTAACGTCAATCGGGAGCGGAACATTTCAAGTTTGCTCTGGGCTATTGAGTTTGACAATACCAAATACGATAACGTATATAGATACGTATGCATTTTACAATTGCTCTGGGCTTACGAATTTGACAATACCAAATACGATAACGTTTATTGGTGCGTATGCATTTAACAATTGCAGTACGTTGGCTACGATTTCTTTACCAAGTGGACTAACATTATCAAATAATACTATTTTTACTGGTTGTGTTTTCACATCTGTAACCATATCGTGTAATCCAACGAACCCAGTAATAACTACTAGTTATCAAAATATTGGCAGCGGTATAGCAACCAATTGCACATTAGTCATCAATTCCGGTATAACAACTATTGCCGATAGTGCGTTTAAATTGTGTTCTCTTTTTACAGGTGATTTGACATTGCCAACTTCTTTGACTTCTGTAGGTGGTAATGCATTTCAAGGTTGTACGAATTTAAAAGGAACTTTGAGTTTACCTAGTGGAATAACATTAACGGATGCTACTGTATTTACTGGTTGTGTTTTCACATCTGTAATTATATCGCCCAATACAACGATACCTAGCACCACACCGTTACTTACTATCAATTCTAGTTATCAATATATTGGCAGCGGTATAGCAACCGGTTGCACATTAACAATCAATTCCGGTATAACAGCAATCGGCGATAGTGCGTTTCTATCATGTACGCTTTTTGCAGGATCGTTGACAATACCCAATACAGTTACGACAATAGGACTAAACTCATTTGCATCAAATGCTAGATTTAAAGGAACACTTACTTTATCATCAAGTTTAACATCAATTGGTTCAGGTGCATTTCAAAATTGTAATTTTAATGGCCCGTTGATAATACCAAATACAGTTACGTCACTTGGTACGTATGCATTTTACGGTTGTCCTAATTTTAACAGTATTACACTCCCATCTGGTATCTCAATTCCTGATGCTACTGTATTTAATGGTTGTGTTTTCACATCTGTAACCATATCGTGTAATCCAACGAACCCAGTAATAACTACTAGTTATCAAAATATTTATGCTGGTATATCACAAATTACATGCACATTAACGATAAATAATGGTATAACGAGTATCGCAGCCAATGCATTCGCAATGACATCTACTTCTTATGGTAATTTCAAAGGATCGTTGACTATACCGTCTTCAGTGACTTCCATAGCAAACCTTGCATTTGATTGCGGCGCTGGGTATGGTGCTGAACAAGTCAATTTTGGACGTGAAACTTTAACTATACAAAGTTCTTCGCTAACAATTGGTCCAAATGCATTTCAATATTGCGGTTTCCAATTGTGCAATATCCCATCTGGATTAACATTGGGCACTAATATTTTTGATGGTTGCAACCTCATAAGTTTGTCTGGTATTACTATTACATCAAATCCTATAAATACTACAATCAATTCGACATATCAAAACCTTAATCCAGCCGGTGGAAGCGGCGGATTCCCTTTAACAATCAATTCGGGCGTAACAGATATTAGTAACAATGCATTTTTAAATTGTACACCATTTACTGGAAATTTAACTATACCAAATACCGTTACGAAGATTGGAACGTCCGCATTTTCTGGTTGCACCAGGTTGACCGGCTCATTGAGCATACCAATCGGGATAACAGTATCTAATGCCACTTCGTTTTCCGGTTGTGGTTTCAATTCGGTTTACATAACAAAATCAATCAATCCGTTGAACACGACAGTAACCTCAACTTTTCAATACCTTAATTCTGGTATATCTGCTAGTAGTTTGAACATTTATGATGGCGCAAGTGCAATTAGTGCCAGTGCATTTTCAGGCTGTTCCAATTTTACTGGTCCTTTGACTTTAACCGGTGGATTAACAATAGGCACAGGGGCGTTTTCCAGTTGTAAATTCAGCGCGGTTAACATACCATTTTCAGTAAACAATTCATACAATTATATAGGTTCGAGTTACACGAATCTTAGCGGCGGTTTATTGAATAGCGCGTTGAATATTGCAAACGGGATAACCGATATTAGTGCAAACGCATTCAATGGCTGTTCGGGCTTTACAGGCGATCCGTCTGGAAATTTTGCATTGTATTCGAGTATTAGGACCATAGGCGCGTCCGCGTTTTCGGGTTGTTCTGGGTTCAGTAGAACCTTGTCTATACCGAGTGGCATGCAATTGATCGGCAATAACGCGTTTCTAAGTTGTAGATTTACAGGACTCGTCATTTATACAAATGATACGCATCCTCCAATTACCGACGGTTTTGTGATCAGTTCCACTTACAATAATTTAAAGGATTTATCCAATTGCACATTAACTGTTGGTAATGGAATTGTCGATATTAGCGACAATGCATTTTTAAATTGTTCAGGGTTCATTGGTAATTTAACATTGTATTCGAGTATCACAATAGTCGGCCAAAATGCGTTTTCGGGTTGTTCTGGGTTCAACGATTCATTGTATATACCGACTGATTTTCAGTTGATCGGCAATAACGCGTTTCTAAGTTGTAGATTTACAGGACTCGTCATTTATCCAAATGATTCGCACCCCCCAATTACAAATGGCTTTGTGATCAGTTCCATTTACAATAATTTAAAGGATTTATCAAATTGCACGTTAACAATTGGTAATGGAGTCGACAGTAGCGGTAATGGAGTCAATATTAGCGACAATGCATTTTTGAATTGTTCGGGGTTCGTTGGAGATTTAATATTGTATTCGAGTATCAGGTCCATAGGCGCGTCCGCGTTTTCGGGTTGTTCTGGGCTCAACGGAACGGTGTATATGCCGAGCGGGCTTCAGTTGATCGGTGCAAGCGCGTTTCTAAGTTGTAGGTTCACCGGACTCGTCATTTCTCTAAATGATTCGCACCCCCCAATTACCAATGGTTCTGTTATCAGTTCCACTTACAATAATTTAAAGGATTTGTCCAATTGCGCGTTAACCATCGGGAACGGCATCACGGATATTAGCGACAATGCATTTTTAAACTGTTCAGGGTTAAATGGCGATGCATCTGGTAATTTGATGATATATTCGAGTATTAGGACCATAGGCAACAATGCATTTTATGGTTGTTATAGGTTCAATGGAACATTGTCTGTACCGAGTGGCCTGCAATTGATCGGCACAAGTGCATTCTATGGTTGTAACTTCACCGGACTCGTCGTTTATCCAAATGATTCGCACCCCCCAATTACCAATGGTTCTGTTATCAGTTCCACTTACAATAATTTAATAGATTTGTCCAATTGCGGTTTAATCATCGGGAACGGCATCACTGATATTAGCAGCAACGCATTTTTAAATTGTTCGGGATTCATTGGACTATTGAACATACCATATTCTGTTACCGCAATCGATGCTTATGCGTTTGCGTATTGTACTGGGTTTTCATCGTTGTTTGTATGGGTTCCACCTGCGGTGATAGACCCAACTGCATTTTATGGAACTACGTTATACCCGTAAAGCATTCCTGGCGGGTCTCAACCGCTGCTGCCGAAACCGAGAATGACATTACCCCACTAAACATCCTTAACAATATAGAGACATTTCACTCTAATTATGTATAATGACCGAAAAAACGATTTTAGTTACGGGATCTTCTGGATTGGTGGGCACTGCATTTCAAGCAATTGCTCTTTGTTACCATAATTACAAGTTTATTTTTTCAACGTCAAAGGATTGCGACCTAACAAATTACCAAGATACGCTTACTTTGTTCGACTCATGTAAACCCAACTATGTAATTCATTTGGCCGCATGTGTAGGCGGATTGTATAAGAACATGAATTTCAAAGTCGACATGCTCGAGAAGAACCTCCAAATCAACTTCAATGTGTTGAAGTGCGCGCACAAAGTTAACGTGGACAAATGCATTTGCGTCTTGTCGACGTGTATTTTCCCCGACAAGACGACGTACCCCATCGACGAAACGATGCTTCACGACGGTCCTCCGCATTTTTCGAACGACGCGTATGCCTACGCAAAGCGGATTATGGAGGTCCACTGTCGCGCATACAATGAACAATACAACACCAACTTTTCGTGCGTAATTCCCACCAACATCTACGGGCCGCGAGACAACTACTCTCTCGAAGATGGGCACGTGATCCCATCTCTCATCCACAAGTGTTACTTGGCCAAGGAACAGCGCGTCCCGTTCGAGGTAAGAGGCACTGGCTCCCCCTTGCGACAGTTCATCTACAGCGAAGATTTTGCGACGATTGTCATGAATTGTCTCGAAGGCTTGAACAGAGAAAACCTTATTATATCCACCACGGAAGAATACTCGATTCGAGATGTTGCTTATCACATCGCAAGAGAATTCGATTACGATGAACACGTTGTCTTTAACGACGCATACTCGGACGGCCAATACAAAAAAACGGCAAGCAACGAAAAACTAATTCGGTTGGCCCCAGACGCGACGTTTATCGACATACAAGAAGGAATTCATAAATCGGTCGACTATTTCATAAACAATTACGAGAAGAGTCGAAAATAAAAAAAAACAATCAATTATGTTTTACCAAGACTGGATAATAATGTCCCATAGATATTTTTATGCAATTCACATCGTATAGAAAATCGTAGCACTTTTTCTTCGCGTTTTCTATGCTTTCTCTAAAATGCGGATTCGGCAGCAGTTGGCGATACAACAGACCCGGCATTGGAGTGCCGTCATTCACGTATATGTGAGTTGTGTATACGGTCGCATCGCAGGGAAGTTCGCGCGTATCGATCGTCGGCCTGGGCGCGGTGGTCGATACGACGCTCAAGCTGGCATATCGTAAATCATGTGTTTCATTCAGCCACGGATGCGGATCATCTTCGCTGTATCCTATCGAACACATGATTCTTGGAACCTTGATGATGACCGTATAATGAGTGTTCGGTTGTATGCAAGCAATCATGTAGTTTGCGTCGGCGTTCATTAGTGAGCCAGGGGGGGCTTCCATGAACATGAAAACCTCGTTTTTGAAGCAAATTGTTCCCGTGCCTGCGTCAACGTCTTTTGTTACGTTTGTGTATATGTTCCCCTGCTGAGAGTAGTCGATGTCGCACAACAAATATTCGATGGAGTTGATCATCGTCGTTGGAGGCAATCCGGACCAATAATACACAAAATCGGGATGTTTGATCTTGATCAGTGTATCGTAAATGCGAAACAATGCAAAATAGGATCGCGATGGATCGAGCGCCAACGAAATCTCGTATCGACTCGTTTTGTCCATCACTTCGTTCATCGTCATTAGATCAACATCCTTGAAATAATATGCGGGTGCGACCAAATCGCCAACACTGTATATTTGAATTGAGAAATACTTTGCCGTGGGATGAATCGGCATTTGTGATTTATTCAACAAATCCGCGCTCCTAATAGTAATTTGTTCTGATCCTGTGGGAACAATCATCCCAAAATACACGGCGTTCTTGTCTGGATAAACTAGATTGAAGTGATTGTTCGTCGAATCAAATCTGTAATTCCAACTACAATAAAAAAATGACGACAACAATAGAAAAATATTCATCTATATTTGATGTAGATGAATATTTTACATCTTTCAACCTTTTCTAAAGATGGATTGTTCCATCGGGTTGAATCCATAAACGCTCTCTAATCCCAAGTGCAAAAGTCCGTGAACACCAACGATAATCCCGATGAGAGAAACCACAACTATCAACTTATCAGGTTGAGAGTTCCTGAAGAAAGAATAGTTTCTCACGAATATTGCAACGATAATAACCCAAATAAAACCGGTAAACAATAGGGCGTAAAACGATGGCTTTGTCAGCATGATATATTACAATGTCAAAAGAATTTCAATGTCTTGAAATTGAACAAGTGATTGATCCTTATTTCTAAAACCACGGTTTCAACTCCAATTCCCGATCATAGTTTTTCGCCAGAACGGGGTGCGCGATGGGAACAGCAAGAGTGCTAACATCGCTAATGTATTTCATGTATCCCTGCGCCTCGCTGTATACTTGTTGAATGCAATAATTCAATACGATTTTATTCAGTTCGTTGATTTGATTGGGTATATCGTAAGGCAAATTTGAACTGTGTTGCAAAAAAACGCTTCGCATCACAATTTTCAAAGAATCGCAATCTTGAGGCCCGATTGTATACTGACTGTTCGACCGATGATAGACTCCCGATCGAATCCCATTTTGGAGTATTTGGATGTTCTCTCGAGAGAAAAAGGTCTGCGACAATTCGGAGTCGTTCCATATACCCTCGGTCGGGTTCCTAAACGTTACACACTGGTTAGCCGGTATTTTATCATACATTTGAAACAGCGATGAAGTGTTTGGGGTTTTGATGTCCACCCGTCCATTATTTAAACTGTTCATTATATTAGTCGCATAGAAAAATTATATTTATTTATTCTATACAATGTTGGGAGGATTTCAAAAAATGGTTTTGTATAGTGCTCTGGTCATTTTGATGATCGCGTTGGTATTGATCGGCATCGCTTTGAGGTATTCGAGTGCGAAAAGCTGGCCCCCCATCGTCCCAGAATGCCCAGACTATTGGATTATCGACGGGTCGGGAAACAACACAAGTTGTGTCAACGTTAAAGATTTAGGAACTTGTCCCGCCAAAAATGGTAATAAACATTTGACGATGAATTTCAACGACCCCGCATTTGCAGGCGACAATGGAACCAGCGTAAAATACGGATGGGCTAAAGGATGCAATGTTTCGTGGGATGGAATTACCTACGGTGTGGATAAACAAAAATCAGTGTAATCGGCATAAAAAGAATATCATTAAACATACAAGATGGACAAATTAAACATAAATCATATTCTAAACAGGGACGACAAAGCTTCGTCGATAAAGGATATTTTGAAGAGTTTCGAACAAAACAAGAACAACCCGCTGTTCAAAAAGGGAATTTATATTTGCGGCGATCCGGGGACCGGGAAAACGTCGTTCATAATTAAAATATTGGAGGAAATGAATTACGACGTTATTAAATATGATGCGGGAGACATACGGAACAAGACTGTCATCGACGACATAACAGAGCGAAACATGTCGGATAAAAACATAATGAGTCTATTCAATAAGAAAATCAAGAAGATTGCGATTATAATGGATGAGATTGACGGAATGAACAACGGAGACAAGGGGGGAATCAACACTCTTATTAAGCTGATACGTCCCAAGAAGACAAAAAAACAGAAGCTAGAGGAGGTTACGATGAACCCTATTGTTTGTATCGGCAACTATCGCGTAGACAAAAAGATAAAGGAACTGATGAAAGTGTGCAACACGATAGAACTGAACACCCCAACTCATTGTCAAATGACTGAGATCGTAAATTCGTTGTTACCCTATGATGATGTACACGTAAAAAACAAAATGGTCGATTTTGCGCAGGGAGATTTGAGGAAATTGAACAGTATATACAACATTCATAAAAACAATCCGGCGTTGTTTGAGGGAGACACGATTGAAAATATTTTTCAACTAAAGTCTTACAACGACGACACCAAGAAAATAACACATAAACTGATAAACAGTTATTACAATATTGATGATCACAACAACGTGATGAACGAAACGGACAGAACCAGCGTCGGCTTGTTGTGGCACGAAAACATCATTGACGTTCTGGAGAAAACAGACAAGCGAGTTTCGATTCCGTTTTACATCAAACAGCTCGACAATATTTGCTTTGCGGACTACATCGACCGGATAACGTTCCAAAAACAAATTTGGCAGTTCAATGAGATGAGTTCTCTCATAAAGACCCTCAAGAACAATAAATTGTATCACGATGAGTTCAAGAATCAACTCAAATACAACCCAACGGAAGTTCGATTTACAAAGGTATTGACGAAATATTCAACCGAATACAACAATTCGTTGTTCATACAAAATTTGTGTCAGCAATTGGGTATGGACAAAAAAGATTTGTATGGTTTTTTTATGGAGTTGAAACCGAAATACGATGACAACGAAATTTTGGGATTGTTTGAAAACTATGAGATCACTAAGTTGGACATCAACCGAATTTACAGATATTTAGAAAAGTATACCAAGGAAAATGCTCCCGACACCGAGGACAAATATTTTGAGGTTGAACATGAGGCTGAAGAGGAAATCTAAAGCTATGATTTCTTCTTCAGCGCCGATACGAGACCGTGAGACACAATTGATCGACCAAGAGCGTTTAGCATTTTTTGTCGATTCTCGTGTTCTTGTATTTTACGATACATTTGTTCTGCTTCTTCGCGAGTTATGTGTGTTTGCCGAGAAATCGGCGGTGGTCGAGGGAGACCGGCGCTCACCCTAGAATGGTATGGATCAAAGTTTCCTTGAATAGTCATAATGATAATATATTATGGAAAGGTATATTACTATTGTTCAATTTTTTCGCATCGTCATGCAACAAAAGTAATATAATCGCGTGCGTATGCCATGTCGCCGGACGACAGCTGTCGAAACGCAAGTGTTTTTAGA